TACCCGATATATCAACAGTACCGGCTATATCAGTATTACCAGTAGCATAATCTACAATAAATTTATCAACATTTATTACTAAATTTTTACTTAAATCTAATTGACCGGCTATCCCTGTATTACCTGTAGATGATGCAACAGTGAATTTATCACTATTTACTGCTACATTACCTGAAATATCAACAGTACCAGCAATATCAGTATTACCTGTACTAGCTTCAATTATAAATTTATCACTATTTACTGCTACATTACCTGAAATATCAACAGTTCCGGCTATATCAGTATTACCAGTAGCATAATCTACAATAAATTTATCAACATTTATTACTAAATTTTTACTTAAATCTAATTGGCCTGCTATCCCTGTATTACCTGTTGTAGCATCTACTACGAATTTATCACTATTTACTGCAACATTACCTGATATATCAATAGTACCAGCAACATTAGTATTACCTGTATCAGCATATATTATAAATTTATCATCAGCAACATAAAAGTTACCATCTGTATAAAGTTCTCCAGCTATTTCTGTAGTACCTGTCGCGGCATCTATATTAAATGTAGAAGCTCCATTAGGACCTACAAATAAGCTATTTATAACTGTCAGAGTACCTTCAGTTTTAGTATCACCATTAGTAGCATCAACGGTAAATTTATCAGTTGCAACATTAAAGTTACTTGAAATATCAAGAGTACCTTGGGCAGATACATTACCAGAAGGATCTATAACAAATTTATCAGTTAAAATTCTAAAGTTTTGTGAAAGATCAAAATTACCAGCAACGCCAAAATCTCCGTTAATATTCATACTAGAGCAAGTTAAACTTCCAGAAATATCAGCATTACCACCTACATTTAAATTACCAGAAATATCAGTATTACCACTAATATCTACATTATTAATGAAATGCGAATTTCCAGATACATCTAATTGATAATCACCATCTGGTGCTCCACCTATTAATACATGCCCATCATCTTCAATTAAAAAACAAATATTATCACCATCTAAAATTTTTAAAATTTGTTCGGCACCTGTTTGTTTAATAATAGCTGCTGGACCAGTACCGTCGTTTGTAATATCTAATCTTTCGGTATTTTGAACATCAGTATTTACAATAGTAGTAGTACCATTGACAGTAATATTACCTTCAATACGTGCATTACCTTTAACATGTAATTTAAAATTACTATCTGTGGAGCTAGTACCGATACCAACGTTGTTATTTGTTGAATCTACAAAAAAAGTATCATTGTCAACAAGTAAATCACCTGTTAAAGTTCCTTTTACTCCTGTAAAATTTCCACTACTATCAATTACCATTCCATAATCACCAGTTTTATATCCGGATGTAGCTTCAATAAATCCAGTAACATCTAAAGCTTCTGAAGGAGCAGAGTTAGAGATACCTACTTTATTATCAGTTTTTTTAATAAAAACCGCGGAAGCATTGTTGCCGCTTTGTAAAATTACGTTATTATCGGATTTGATAATAGCGTCGTATATTGTTGCATGAGTACTTAGCGTTGCGCCAACTCTATCAACACCAAATTCAAAATAATTAGGAACTGGAGGCATTATATAATATAGTAAAATATAATATTTTTTTTAATAATTAATAAAAATTATATATTTTATTTTACTAATTTATATATATTATTTTATTAATTTATATATAAAAAATTTACTAATTTATATATGTTATTTTACTATATTATATATTTTATTTTTGCTTAAATGTATATTTTATTTTTTAAAAATAATATAATTTATATAACTTGTATTTACTGGTATATTATTTAAAATAAATTCAATATTGTTTTCTGTAATATTTTTTATTTGAACTATTATATTTTCTAGTACTGAAGAAAATATATTTGCTGTAACAATTATATTAATTGTATTATAAGGATTATTAACTATTATTAAATTTGAATCTATTAATATTGAATTACCTATTATTGGTAAATTATTATATTTATTTGCAGTAATATTACCACATATATCGATATTATTAGGCATTACATCATTTATTAATTTCCCACTTGTTATTTTAGATGCATCTAAATCAGGAATTAAAGATGTTGATAATATTCCTGTTGTAATTTTTGAAGCATTTAGATCTGGGATTCTATCAGATGATAAAAAACCAGTTGATATTTTAGTTGCATTTAATAAAGGTATATATGCACTTGATGTTATTCTGCCATTTTCATCTATTATTTTTGTATTATTTATATAATATCCATTTGTACAATTTATATTACCTGAAACATCTAAATTATAATATGGGTTTGATTTACCAATACCTATATTTAAATTAGTATAATAACTATTATTATTTACATACCATAGTAAAGGATTTTGTGTAGATATATCTAATAATGTACCATTTTGATAAATTTGACCAGTGAAATTTAAATTACCTGTAATAAAAAGATTATTATTTATATTTGTATTATTATTATTTACTACTAATAAATCATTTACATTTATATTTTTATTTATATTTAAATTACCACAAATATCAACATCTTTAAAATATTTTGTATGACCTGTTATTTTTGTATTACCTTTTAATATTGTATTTCCAAATATATTTAATTTGTTATTAGTGTTTGTAATCTTACCACTTATTTTTATATTTTTTACTTTTTGTAAGCCATTTAATCCACTAATACCAAAAAAATTACCTTTATATAAAAAATTATAATATTTGTTAATATATTCTACATTATTAATTTTTAATATAAAATTATTATTTTTTATTTGTATAATTATTTTTTGCCAATTTTGATTACGAGTATAATTTATAGTAGAAATAATATTTGCTTTCTCTAAAAATTGTATAGTATCACTATCATCTATTAATAAACAATAACCATTTATTTCTTGTGTGTACGCTAAATATGAATTTAAATATTGCTGCTCATTATAAAAATAAAACCAAATACCTCGTCCTGTTGATATAAAATCCACTTCAAATATAAATTCTTCTAAAATATTATTATCTATGTATTCATTTAAATTAAATTCTAATATACTTTGAATACTACCTATTACATTTTCAGTTAATTTTATTTCATTATTTATATTATCATATACAAAATCATTACCTATCAAATGAGTTTTATAAAAAAAATCTCCTATATTATTCATATCAATTAAAACACCATTATTAATAATATTTCCAGTTAATAATAAATCATTTGATAAATCTATTTTATTTAATACATTTAATTTATTATTATCAGATATTATTGGACCATCTAATTGAATATACCCACTGCATTTCATATTTCCATCTATTGTTGTTTTTTTTAAAAATGATTCTCCAAATACTTGTAATTTTTTTGTACAATTATCATATTCAACATAACATTTTATATTTTTTACTTTTTGTGTTAAAGTGTTTGACGTAGTCCAACCACCTAAAGAAATATATTTACCTGGTTTTTCTGTAATAACAAATGTTAATTTATCTACATTATTAATTTTTAATATTACTGTATTATTATTGATTATTATTTTACAATTATGATAATTATTATTTATTAAATTACTTATGGAAATTTGATTTATTATTAAATCATTTTTGTATAATTGTAATAAATTTTCTAAAACATTTAAATATATTGTATAACCATTTAAATTTGTATTATAATTCATATCATCAATTGATATTGTATCATGTGATATAGAATTAAATAAAGATATTGTAAAACCATTGCCATTATTTAATGTTTTTGATGAATTTATATATAAATCAAATGAAAACTCTATATATCGTATATCAATATTGGGTAAATAATAATTTAAATCAAATTCTATAACTGTTTTTACTAAAGAATTATTTTCATTTGTAAAAGTTATAATTGAAGATTCATATTTATAAACATTATAATCATTTGTAAATACTTTAAATTTTATACTCGGATCATATATATCGGTCATCATAAATAAATAACCATTAAATCCTATATTTTTATTTATCATTATATTATCAATACGCATATTACCACTAATATCAACATCATATATAGGATTTACTATTCCAAAACTAATCTGTTTTGTCAAAGAATTTATTATAAATATGTCATTTACATTTAATGATTTATCAATAATCATATTACCTATATTATGCATATTCTCGTTAATTGTTACTGATTTTTTTATTGTCATGTTACCACTAATGTCTACATTTTCACCTATATTTAAATTTTTATTTATAATAACTGATTCATAAAATTTTGAATTTTTTAAAATATCTAGAGTACCTGCAATATTTACATTACCTGATGTGTATTCTACGTTAAATTTATCTATATTTATATTAAACGATTTTGATAAATCAATCTGTTTATTTACATTAATGTTATTATTATTAATATATATATTATCATTAATGTTATTTATTAATAATTTATTATTCACAGTTAAAATATTATCAATATAAGTATCTCCATTTATAGAATTAACATAAAATTTATTTGTATTTATATTAAAGTTGTCAAGTAATGATAAACTCCCTTCTGATATAATATTACCACTTATATCTACTATAAATTTTGTATTATTTAAAATAATTTTTTTTGCTATTTTTAATTCCCCTACCATTTGTACATCTCCTGAATTTTGAACTGTAAAATTATTAGCAATATTAAAATTAGAATTAAAATTAACGTTCCCTGAAATACCAAAATTGCCGTTTATATTTAAATTCCCTCCTATATTTGTATTATTTGATACATTTAAATTTCCATCTACTGTAACTGTTTTATTAATATTATCAGCAATTAAAAAATTATTTACATTTAAATTTTCATATATTTGCACTGATCCACTTATTTGCGTATCTCCTGAATTATGATCAACTGAAAATTTATTATTTATATTAAAATCATTTAATAATTTTAACACACCTTCTATTGTTGTATTACCTGAAACAGATTCTACTATAAATTTTGTATTTTTTATTTTTAAATCTCCTTCCATTTCAACTGTACCATTTGTATAAACTATAAATTTTGATTGCCCTACATTTAATATTCCTATAATTGCAACATTTTTTGATAACGTCGTGTCATCATAAACTAATAACGTACCTTTAGATATTACATCCCCTGTATTTGCAATTACTTTAAACATGTTATTATTAATAGTAAAATTTTTTGATATATCAAGAGTACCTTTAAATGTCGCATTTGTACTTGCATCAAATATTATTATATCATTCACTTTATAACCTTGTAATACATTAATAAACCCGTTTACTTCTAATTTATCATTCGGTTCATTTACTCCTATACCTAAACACCCAGAACTTGTTAAAATAGACATTAAATTATTATTTGTTTTAAATTCTACTATAGGATATGTTCCAATCATATTAACTGTTAAAGCTGTTTCAGTATCATGATTTGTTACAATAATCGCATCCGTAACTTGATTACCTGTATCAACTGTATATGTAGTACCTTTAATAAAAAAGTCTCCTTCTATTTTCATATCTCCTAATAAATGTAATTTATATGCTGGTGTTGTGGTACCTATACCTACATTATTATTTATATCAACAAATAAACCCGGATTACTATTACCTTTATTTTTTATAATAACATTATTAGGACCTGAAATTTTTAAAAGATCATTCTCTACTGTTAATGTCCTGTCACTTATCTTTTCTATTATGATTGCAACTAATCTTGCTAAAAATTTTTTAGATATACCACCAAAAGTTTCATTTGTATTTTGAATATAATTATTGTTCATAATATTATAATTTTATAAATAAATTAAATTAAATTAAATTTATTTATTTTAATTTATTATTGATTTGTCTATATCATTTTCTATAACACCTACTTTTAATAATAAAGTATTTTGAAACTTTTTATAATACGGATGTCTTATATAACTACAAGAACAACTATAATCTCTTATTAATTCACCATTACCATTTACTTTACATATACATTTTTTATTATTTGATATATGAGTATCTGTAAACATTTTATAACTATATGTATTATAATCTTTTCCTTCATTATCTGTTATATTAATTGATAATGATTTTATATTACCTAATTGTGAAAATCTATATATTTTATTTACTCCTTGTGTATTTGTATAAAAAAAATCACCATTAACATAATCTGGATATAATATTGAAAATGCATTACTTATTTCTACATTAGTTGCCATATCGTTAACATCTTTAATCTCGTCTATATTTAATAGTATAAATTTTTCATCTTCTAAACTTAAATTTATTAATTCAAATTCATATAATACAAATGTACTTGTGTTAATATTATATTGTAATTCATACACTTTATCTATTAGTTCAGGTAATGGTTTTGTTATTCCATATTTTATGTATCTTGTATTATCAATAATATAATCCTCAATTATATTATATTTTACTGTATTAAAAGTTAAACTATCATTTTTTTTCCAATTAGTATTTATTAATACAGATATATCTGTTATATTATTTGTTATATCTTTTCGAATATATGAATATTTTCTAGGCAATATTGCAGATTCTAATTTTATATATTTGATGTTTTCAAATGTTTTATATATATATGCATCTTTTGTTTGTGCTATTGGATTAAAATATACTTTATATTTAAATGGATTCGGATATTTTTCAATATCTCTATCTATACTTTCTATCATAATAGCGTATTCTACTAATATATCAATAGTTGTTTTATCTGATATATTATTATAAATTAATTTAGGTTTATTAAATTCATTATTATTTAAATAAGGATAACTAATATTATTATTAAAATTATCAAAAGAAGTTGTTATATCTTTTTTATTATCACATGTTGATATAAAATTATTATCTATATTCAAATAATTTATATTATTATTATTATTTGAATTAAAAATAAGCGGAGATATACTATTATTTTGATTATTTTTTATCATTATATATATATATATATATAATATATATATTATGTCTAAAAATACGTTTAAACCATCTAATGAACATTTAAAATGCGCTCCAAGTAAAACAATAGATGCAAAAAATAATACTTGTTTTACTACCGACCAATTAATTAAAATGGTTGAAAGTTATAATAAACATATTAAAAATGAAGATAAAAAAATTATTATAAATAAACAACAATTTCTAACTGATTCAGAATTAAAAAAATATTTATTATCAGAACTAATTAAAAAATTACCTAAAACTTGTAAAAGTCAAGAATGTTTATTAAAAGAAGATTTTGTTGTTCATTTAAAAGATTTTGATCTATTATATAATACTCTTAGACCATTGGGTCCTATAAAAAAAACTAAATGGTTAAGTTCTTCTGATATAAATCAAATTATAGTTCAATATACTTTAAAATATCCAGAATTTAAATTTTTTGGCGCTTTACCAATTGATTTTGAAGAAATTGAATTACCTATTAATTATAAAACAAATGTATTTTATAATACATTGTGTAATATGTATAAAAACAATATATATAAAATCGGGTTTGTATTAAATTTAGATAAACATAATGAATCTGGTTCTCATTGGGTTGCTTTATATACTAATTTAAAAGATAAACAAATATATTTTTTTGATTCTTATGGTTATAAACCAAAAACAGAAATTATTAAATTAATGTCTATTATAGCATACTGGATTAATTCTAATAATTGTGATAGTAAAAAAGAATATGATTTACAAGACTATTCTTTATATTTTAAAAATGGTATATGTAATAATTATCCTAATATTGATATAAAATATAATAATATTAGACATCAATTTAAAAATTCAGAATGTGGTGTTTATTCTGTTAATTTTATAATAAGATTATTATTAGATCATACTTTTAATGAAATTATTAATGAAAAAACATCAGATGATGATATTAACAGTTGTAGAAAAATTTATTTTAGATTTGAATAATTTTAGATATTATTTAACATAACTTCAAATTCTTTATGTTTATCTTTAAGAATATTTATTTCATTTAATATATTTTTTTCTTTATTTAATAATTCATTATATAATTTATTATTAAATTTATTTTCTAATTCTTGTATTCTATTTATATGATTATCATTTGTTGTTTCTAATTCTTGTATTCTATTTATATGATTATCATTTGTTGTTTCTAATTCTTGTATTCTATTTATATAATTATTGTTTGTTGTTTTAAATTCTTCTATTTTATTTACATGATTATTGTTTGTATTCTCTAATTCTTGTATTCTATTTATATGATTATCATTTGTTGTTTCTAATTCTTGTATTCTATTTATATGATTATCATTTGTTGTTTCTAATTCTTGTATTCTATTATTTAAAATATTTATATGATTACTAAATTCTTCTAATTTATTATTTAAAATATTATTACGATTACTAAATTCTTCTAATTTATTATTTAAAATATTATTACGATTACTAAATTCTTCTAATTTATTATTTAAAATATTATTACGATTACTAAATTCTTCTAATTTATTATTTAAAATATTATTACGATTACTAAATTCTTCTAATTTATTATTTAATGTATTTATATGATTATTGTATTCTTGTAATTTATTATTTTTTGTTATTTCTAATTCTTCTATTTTATTATTTAATGTATTTATATGATTATTATTTTCTTCATATTTTGTTGCAATTATTAATAAATCATTATTTTTTATAGTAATAGTATTTTCAAGTTCTTTAATTTTATTTATATATTCTTCTATATTTATATTTGTTGAATTATTTATTACTTGTTCTTTAATTTTATTTATTTCTGATTCAAAATAATTATGTTGTTGAACTAATAATTTTTGTATTTGTTCTTGTGTTATTTGTGATTGTTGTTGGACTGGTTGTTTCACTTGTTGCATTTGTGATTGTTGTTGGACTAGTTGATTCATTTGTTGTTGTTTCATTTGTTGTATTTGTGATTGTTGTTGGACTAGTTGATTCATTTGTTGTTGTTTCATTTGTTGTATTTGTGGCTGTTGATTATATGTTTGTTGTATTTGTGGTATTTGTTGCATTTGTGGTTGTACTTGTGACTGTTGATTATATGATGGTGTTTGTTGATTTTGTGGTTGATAATACATTTGTGTTTGTAATTGTTGTTGTGATTGTTCATTCATTATAGGAGATTTTATATTATTAATATTATTAATAGAATTATTTAATCTTTCTCTTTCTTTTTGTATTGATTGTAATTTTTGTTCTATTGGTATATCGTCTTCTTGAATATTATCTATATTTATTCCAGTATCAAATATATCTATATTATTTATATTATCATCATTATTAAATGCCATTGTATCAAAATTTTCATTTAAATCGTCATTATTATAATTAATATTATTTGTATTTCTATTATCATTTATATTATTGTTTGTATTATTGTTTGTATTATTGTTTGTATTATCTAAAGAAAAATCAGGCGTAGGAGGTCTATTATTAATATAATTTGGTATTTCTTTATTACGCATATTTTCTAATACTTTTAATCTATCATTATCATTAACATTATTCTTATTTCTTAAATCAAATTCTGGTCTATGAGACATAACAACATTGTTATTATTATTATTTCTTAAATCAAATTCTGGTCTATGAGATATATTGTTATTATTATTTCTTAAATCAAATTCTGGTCTATGAGATATATTGTTATTTTTATATTCGGATTTTTGAGATATTTTATTATTAATAACATAAGACATTTTATTAATAACTATATTGTTAAATTGATTCATAATTTGTTGTAAATTAGTTTTATTTATTCTATTCGTATCTACTTTTTCAAATGTGTTTTTCATAGTTTCGACTAAATTATCTGTTAAAAATGTTTTTTGATTATAATCTAAATTATTTAACTTATTTGTATTTATTATATTTTGATAAAGTTGTATAATATTATTTTTTGATAAAAAAATAGTCTTTAAATCATTCATTCTTATTATAATATTAATGTTTTTAAAACATATGATTAAACGTAAATATTATTTTATATTAAAATTTGTATTTATTCTCATCTTTTTTATAAAATATTAATATATATGGCTAATAATTATTTAAATAATTTTTTAAATAGAAAAAAATTTAATTTAGATTCTTTTTATAATAGTAGTTACAAACAAGATAGTTGTAAAAAAATATTAATACACCCCTATCTTAAAACATATATCAATCATATTGATATTAATATTGATTCTAATTATATAAATTATAATAATTTAGGAATTATAAATAAAATTAGTAATGATGATATAATATATAATATTATTGAAAATACAATTAATATTGATAGTAAAGATACAAGTTATAATAATAATATGTTTAATTTAAATGTTTATTTTAATTCATGTGATATAAATAATTTATCTATATCAAAATTGAATATAAAAAATATTAAATATATAGAAATAGTCAACATATTATTACCAATATATAATTTAATAAAAAATGAACTTATTAATAATGATGAAATAAATCAATATATAAATGATAATATACATATTTTAAATATCAATAATATATTCGATAAAGATAAATATATAAATAATATATATATTAATAATAATGATTGGGAAATTAATTATTCTAGTAATAATAAATATTATTCAATAGAAAAAAATAATAATATTTATAAAACATTTGAATATACTAAAATATTTTCAAATGTGTACAATGATAAAATAATATATTTAAAAATAACTCAATTTAATAATCATAATTTATTAACATCAAATGATAATTTAACTTATTTTATACCATTATGTTCAAATAAAATATTAAATAATAAAAAAAGATATAATAATAATATTAGAAATATTATTTTTAAAAATACAAATTTACCAATTATTAATAAATTAGAAATTAAATTTACTGATTATAATGATAATCAATTAAATATTAATAATTTAGATAATAATATTAATATAAAAACAAATAATAATTATATTCGAAATCCTAAAAATGATTTATGGCAAACTCATATAGTTATCAAAATAGGCACTATTGAACATTTTATTCATAAAAAGGTAGAATATTGATGACTTTGTTTGGCCATTCTGTACCAAAATATATTTTAATATCATTATAAAACAGATTATAATTTTGAATTGTAACAGAATTATCTATTAATGGTGTTCCTGATTCTGTCCAAGCTTTATTCATATTTGTTAGATTTTTAAGATCTGATAAAGTTGTTCCTTCGTTTATTTTGTATTCAAGTGTATCATTATTACTAATAAGTTGGATTACAACTTCCTTCATTTTTATTAATAATAATAAAATTAGTAAACTAAATAATAAAAAATTAAATTTTTATTATTTATAAAATTATATATACATAGAGCCAGACATATAACTATTAGAAGCTAAAAAAGTTATATGTCTGTCAATATAATACTTTTTATTGGTTTTTCAAAGCATTTATTAATATATTCAGTTGTACCATCTATAATAAGAGGTTTGCCTTTATAGCCAATATCTTCATATAAAAATATTTTATAACCAATACTTTTTATTGATTTCAAATTAACATCAAAATTTGCATAAGTAATTCGTTTTGTATCTTTTAATTTAAAAGATCCATATGTTATTCCATTTGTTAAAAATTCTCCTTTCAAATCACATTCTGAATAAAGTTCTGCTTTATTTGTTTTATCAGTTGTTTTTGGTATTATTTTTTTTATTACAATACTTTTTATTGGATTATTGAAGCATTCATTAATATATTTATCACTATCATTATATATTTGTTCACCTTTAAAATCAATATCTTCAAATAATGATACTGCATAACCTACACTTTTTATTGATTTAATATTAGTATTAGTATTAAACGTAAATTCTGTATTTTTAATTATTATAGGGTTTCCTTTAAAATTACATTCTGGATACAATTTTACATAATTAGTTTTAAATAAAACAAATAATATAATTAATATAATTAATATAATTAATATAATAAAGGCACCAATAATAATTTTAGTATTTTTTTTCATTATATTATATTAAGATATTTATTTTTATAATATAATATTAAGAAACTATATTATGAACACGATGTTTTAATCCATTAATCAATTCACTGTAAAATATTTTTTTAATTATTAATTCTTTTCGCTTACTAATTAATATATAAAATTCTCGAGTAGTATTTGAATACTCTTTATTTTTAATTAGTTCTTTTTGTTTAGCAATTATAGAATCTAATTTATTAATTAATTCTGTATTAATATTATTTTCAGCTTGTAACTTTTCTATATATCTGTTAATAAAATTAATTATATTTATTTTATTTAATTGTGTATGTTTCATGTATTTATTTTAGATCTTTGAAATTTTAAAAATAAAATTAGACATACTTTATTATAGTGTATTATTGTTTAAATATTTTAATACTTTTTATTGGTTTTTCAAAGCATTCTTTAATATATTCAGATTTAATATCTATAATTTGAGGTTCGCCTATAAAATCATACTCTTCGTATAAAAATAATTTACAGCCTTTACTTTTAATTGATTTGATATAAACATTTCCAAAAAGAGCTGTATTTTTTATATTAGTTAAAATTATTTTTTTAGGCATATCTTCTAAATCTTTAGATTCTTGAAAATTACATTCTGAATAAAATTCACCACTATTATTTGAAGTTAATATAATATATAATATAACACAAATAAAAACTATAATAATTATAATAATTACTATTGTTTTATTATTAGTTTGTGGCGGTGGTTGAGAATATAATTGATAATTAGAATACATTACAATAATATATATATTATATAATAATATATATATTATATAATATTATATTTTTTTATAAAATTATTTTGTTTAGGATATGCGTTTTATAAAATAATTTTACAATATTTTCTATTTCTGCTTCATAACTAAGTACATTGTTTTATCTATATATAATACTAAAACTAGGATTAGAGTATGATAACTACTACTTCCTTAAGTATTTTTATGACAAGTTCTAATATCAGTTCTATATCCTGGTGCACAAGGTCCATATACTACAGGTACTTTAGATACTTCATATGCATGAGCACCTAAAGTACAACTACAAGTAGTAGACTTAAATTTATTAGACCAATGGTTTCGCCACTCAACAGGACACTTGTCATCATTACACGTATTGAATAAAGTATTACAACAACCTTTATCTTTAGTCAATTCATCTCTATTACATTTTGTATCTTTTCTTTCATAACCTTCTCTACAATTTTCATAACAAAAATCTTCACCTGCAATTATAGAATATCCTGAAGGACATATTACATCTCTATTATATGTAAGACTAGCACCAGAACCAGGATCAGAACTAGAGCCAGTACCTGTACCAGTACCTGTACCAGTACCTGTACCAGTACCTGTACCAGTACCTGTACCAGTACCTGTACCTGTACCTGTACCTGTACCAGTGCCAGTACCAGTACCTGTACCAGTATTAGTTGGTGTAGTAGAACTATTATTCATTAATAATACCACAATAATTGCTAAAACTATAATAATAATTATAATAATTACTATTGTTTTATTATTAGTTTGTGGCGGTGGTTGAGAATATAATTGATAATTAGAATACATTACAATAATATATATATTATTATTATTTTTATAAAAATAATAATATATAATATTATATTTTTTTATAAAATTATTTTGTTTACGATATACGTTTTATAAAATAATTTTACAATATTTTCTATCTCTGCTTCATAACTAAGTACATTGTTTTATCTAGTATATAAATTTTTAAAATCAATGCTTATTATATATATTATAATAAAAGAAACAATTACTCATTATATATTATTAATTTTTAATTAATAAAGTTATAAACTTTTGCTGTACTAGCAGTAGATGAACTAGTAGATGAACTAACAGAAGTAGTACTCGAATAAGTCTTTTTTTGGTTTTAATACTTTATTTAAATATTATCTTGAACATTTTATTCATAAAAAGGTAGAATATTGATGACTTTGTTTGGCCATTCTGTACCAAAATATATTTTAATATCATTATAAAACAGATTATAATTTTGAATTGTAACAGAATTCTTCGTTAATGGTGTTCCTGATTCTGTCCAAGCTTTATCCATATTTGTTAGATTTTTTAGATCTGATAAAGTTGTTCCTTCGTTTATTTTGTATTCAAGTGTATTATTATTACTAATAAGTTGGATTACAACTTCCTTCATTTTTAATATTAATAACAAAAAATGAAAATACTAATATAAAAAAAATTCAATTTTTTTTTATCATATATCTTTATAAATATTATTAAAAAACTAGTAAAAGTTATAGGAGAAATACTTTATTAATATTATTCAATATTAATAAAGTAGACTGTGAATACGATTTTTTAATCCATTAATTAATTCACTGTAAAATATTTTTTTGATTATTAATTCTTTTCGTTTAGTAATTAATATATAAAATTCTGAAGAATACTCTTTATTTTTAATTACTTCTTTTTGTTTAGCAATTATAGAATCTAATTTATTAATTAATTCTGTATTAGTAATATTATCAGCTTGAATTTTTTCTATATATCTGTTAATAATATTAATTATTTTTGTTGTATTTTTTGATTGTGAAGTTTGTATGTGATTCATGTATTAATTTTATATAAAATACTTTCAAATGTTTAACAATTAAAAAAATCAATTTTTTATTTTATTGCTATATATAATTTAAGAAAAAATTAATAAGCATTATTTCTTTATTATGTTTATATTGTATTAGGAATTATAAAAAAAATTGATTTTTTTAAATATTAACATATTCATTAATTTTTATCTTTAACACAAACAGTAACCAGACTCAGACCTAGACTCTAAAACAGACATAGACCTATACTCAAACCAGAACAAGACCAGGAACACTAGAATAAGCAAAAAACAGTATCATGGATACAAAGAAAGAAAAATTCCAAGGAGAAGAATTCCAGGAAAAAGAACTCTCGCAATTTGAACAGTTACTCTTTCACCTAATCAAACATCTCAACGGTAAGCTTATTGATCAATTTAAGAAGAAGATGAATGCTGATATTAAGGATCAGCTCAAGAAGGAGCAGAAGATGAATGCTGATATTAAGGATCAGCTCAAGAAGGAGCAGAAGGTGAATGCTGATATTAAGGATCAGCTCAAGAAACAAAATGAGCTGCTAGAATGGTTTTATAATAACCAAGAAGAACAAGAAAGATTGCAAGTAGAATACACTCGTATAATCAATACTCACAATCAGTTAGTTGTTGCTCATGAAAACCTAACTAGAAACCACGAGCTGTTAGCTTCTGAGCATGATAAATTGCTGAGAGAACATAAGTAGTTTTCCGACAGTATTGTTCATTTATGTTCTCTCAGTAGATCATCAGTAGTTTTCCGACAGTATTGTTCATTTATGTATTTTTTTTATAGTAAATTATTTAAACCATCATTTAAATAAAAAAATATTTAATTTTTAATCAATAAAATTATAAACTTTTGACGAACTGGTAGTAGATGAGCTAGTAGAAGAACTAACAGAAGTAGTACTGGAATATGTCTTTTTAGGTTTTAATACTTTATTTAAATAGTTCTGTTTTTCTACTTCGTTATTTCTATATAATTCTACTCTATCCCAAAATGCTTGAAATTTTGGTAAATTAATATTAAACCATTCTTTATCTCTTTTAATTTTTAAATTATGCGACATTTCTAGTTTCCAATACAATACTTTATCAAAATAATAATTATCAACAAGTTCAGGATAATGTTTTTGATAATTATCAATCATATATTTTATCCATTTATTATAATCATCACTTGACATATCAAGATGCGGTGGATAAATATATTTACTGTACCATTCTAATTTTTCATATTTTTCTAATACATGATTTTTTGGTAAAAATTGTAAAATGATTCCTCGTTTAAAATTATTAGAAAATACTATATTTTCATCTTGATTTTCTTTATAATTATTCAAAAAATTATCATTAATTTCTTCAAAACTATCATATTCTTTAATATTACATTGCCAAAAATCACAAAATTCTAAATCACAACATTCTAATTGTAATTGTACTTGTACCCAATAATAATGTGGACAGATTCCTCCATCTTCTATACCAGTCGTTTGTATTTCTCTAGAAAATGGACATTTTATTTCTAACATGGTTCTAAATATAGGTGAAAATTTACCATCTAATGTTATATTTGTACAAATACCATCTGGACTTGCTCCTAAAAATGGTATTTGTTTACGAATATCTGATTGTTGATGTGGTATCAAACCAAATTCTCCAACTTTAACATTATATACATGTTCATAAATCATTGTTGCTATTTTTTCATATTTCTTACCATGATGAACAAATTTATTTTCTCCAAATTTTTCTCCATGACCTATTTTATCAAGTAAAACTTTATCTGGTTTTTCATACTTATTTTCTCCTAATACACATGCTCCGCTACTAGCAGTTATCATATCATTTCTTAATGCAAACCATTCAGGAGATCTTTGTACAGGTTGAGGAATATTAGCTAAATAATTGTATTTATCATATGCATATTTATACTCTTCTGGTATTTCTATGTTATGCATATAATGATTATAAAAATTATCTCTCTCTTCACAGGTAATAAACTCTGGAATATTAAAATTAGTAATTTTATCTGCTACATAAATTGGTTTAATAAAATCTTTTATTATAGTAAGCAAAAAATCTTTATTATATTTAATATTTTGATTTTTTATTGTTATATTTTCTAATATATAATTAATTAATTCATCATAATTAGTAATGATATTGTTCTTTTCATAATCTTTACAAAGATCAAATATTAATTTCTTTATTTGTTCCATTCTTTTTAATATTAGTATAATATTTATGTTTTTATACAATTTAAATAATTTGCAATTTTAATTGCAAATTAAAATTGCAAATTATTTATAAAAAAAGTTTTAATTAATTTTTTATAATTCCTTTACCACATTCTTTTCTACATATCGGACATTTATAACTATATTCTAATAAATATTTATCAATACAATCTTTATGAAAAAAATGACTACAATTTAATTGTTTAACTATATTATCTTGGTCAATTTCATCTTGACATATTGAACATATATTTTGTTCTGTTGATATTTCTGAATATTTTTTTTCAGAAATATTATTTAAATCATTTTGATTTAATACCATTGTTACATCTTCTAAATTATTATTAACATGATTATTAATATTATTAATATAATAATTTATAATTTCTATAAATCTATTATTATTTTCATATATATTTATATATATATTTTCATTTATATATATATTTTCATTTTCATTATCTACATTTTCATTATCTACATTTTCATTATCTACATTTTCATTTTCATTTTCATTTTCATTTTCATTTTCATTTTCATTTTCATTTTCATTTTCATTTTCATTTTCATTATCTACATTTTCATTATCTACATTTTCATTATCTACATTTTCATTTTCATTTTCATTTTCATTTTCATTTACATTTACATTTACATTTACATTTACATTAATTACTTCATTATAAATTACAATATTATTAAATACTTCATCGATAATATTAATATGCTCTATATATTCTAAAAAATAAAAAGCTTTAATATGATTTTTTATAATATTAACATTTAAAAAATATCTTGAAAATAATAGAAAAAATATTTCTTTTATTTTTTCTTTTTCATCTTCTATATTAACAAAATTATCATATATTGAATATATATCTTGTAAATAATTTTGATTAATATTATCCCAATCTATTATATCCATATATTTATAAATATAGATATAAATATATTTATAAATATTTTTTTCAATTTTTTATAATTATAATAAATTTTACAATAAAATATATTAAACTTATAAATATTAATGTTATTCCTAAATAATATAATCTTCCGTCATGAACATTTGATAAATAGTTAAAAAAATCTATGATTATACTATCTAAATATTTTATATTAAAATTTATTAATGAAATTTTATTATAATTATTATTATAATTATTATTACTATTTAATAGTTCTTTTTCAAATCTTTCTTTTTCAAGTCTTTCCTTTTCAATTCTTTCCTTTTCAAGTCTTTCATTTACAAGTCTTTCATTTACAAGTCTTTCCTTTTCAAGTCTTTCATTTACAAGTCTTTCATTTACAAGTCTTTCTTGTTCTATTTTATTTTTAGAAATATAATCTTTTATAATATTAATTAAATCCATAATAATATTAATTATATTATAAAAAAATTGATATTTAAAAGATTAAATATATTATATATTAATATATTTAAAAATGCTTCAAATGAAATGTCCTACTTGTGGAACTTTATTAGGTGATATACAATTAATTCATGAAGAAGAGATTAAAAAAATAGACGAAAGTAAAATATCAGATGATGAGAAAAATAGTAAAAAAAAAAAATTAATTGATATGTATGGTATTGATAGATATTGTTGTAGAACTAGAATTTTAGGATATTGTGATATTGTAAATACTATTATTTAATAATATTGTGATATTATGAATACTGTTATTTAATAATATAGTTATTTATTTAATTTTTTTATTTCTTTTTTTAAAGATTTAATAATTTGATGTTTTTCATTAATAACTTTATTATATTCTTCTTTAATTTCTTCAATATTCATTTTTTTAAAAAAAGTTGTATTATCTATTTGTACTGACCATGAAATAGTATTATTTGTCAATATAATATATTTATCACAATTATCTTTATTTTTTAAAAATCCCCCAAATCTAAATTTTCTTTCTATATTACCTTTTTTATCAGTAGTAGTAATAAAATATCTTATATGTGCTCCTAATGGAACTTTAGAAATATCTTCACATTCTATATAATCATTTAATGCATCTTCAATCTCACTCTCGGTTATTTTATCTTGAATAGTATGTTTAGGTCTCGTATATTTTTTATCATTTACAATTGATATTGTTTTTTTATTAATTTCCATTATAAATATAAATATATTATATATATATTTATTTTTTAACTATTTTAATTTCTATTTCATTATTTGCAATCATTTTCATATATTTATTAAAACTAATTTTATTATTTTTTTCTTTATAAAATATAAAATTAGTTTTTAAATATAATTTCCATGGAGCACTACCCATAATTAATAAATAACTGTTTCTTTTATTGTTAATTATTTCTAATAATGTCCCAGCAATTTTAATTTCTTCATTTAAGTTAATATATTTAATATGCGACCCTTTAGGAACTATGTCAATATTGTTATTATGTATTATTGTATAATCTTTAAATTCTGTTTTATAAGGTTCTTTTGACAAAATTTCTTGAATTATTTTAAAAAACATATTTAAAACTATATTAATAATATAAAATATTTAAATATGTTTGATTGGAACATTAATGATGAATATAATATTGAAATTATAAATGCTGAAAAAAAAGGTTTTGAAGAATATAATAAAATAAATCAAAATAATATTATTAATAGTTCTTTAAATTTAGATAAAAAATCTTCTGAAAAAATAGAAATTAATACCGAAGAAATTATAAAATTAAATTATAAAAATAATAATCCATTAGAAATTATTTCAATGCAAATTAAAATAATTTCATTTTTAATTAATTATTATAAAATGTGTAAATTAGATGATATTAATATTTATATAAAATATTTATCTTGGATATATAAAACATCAGAATATTTATGTAATTTAATAAAACAACCAGTTAATAAAAATAAAACAAATTTATTAATGAGAAGTTCTTACAAATTTTGTAATAAAAATTGCGATTGTATGTCACAGTATGGATTTCTTTTTAATAAAAAATCAAAAAATTGTATTAATGATCATTATGTACATAATAAAATTGTAAGCGATATTGATAATTTATTAAATTATATAAAAAATAATAATAATAATAATTTAGTATTAGACGTTGAATTAAGAAAAGGTTTAGAAACATTAAATTATGTTATTAATCATATGTATCAAGAATTATCTAGTTTTATGTTATATTTAAATAATAATAAAACAAAATATAACATATATGATTTTTATAAATATATTGGCAAGCGTTAATTATTTAATAATTCAATATATTTATTAATCTCTTGTATTGTATTTAAATATCCTTCATTATCCATTTTTTCAAATATAGGATATATATCTTTGAAAAGTTCTGGTATATCTTCTTCTTCTCTAATATTATCTTTTATTTCTTGTTTAAACAAACAATATAATTTTTTATCTGCTTCAAATTTTTTCTTAATCGAATCCCATTTTTCTTGTTCTTGTTTTAATTTTAATTTTTTATTATCTATTTTTATTTTTTCTTCAATATATTTTTCTTCTTTATTAATATAATCTTCTTTTAAATCTTGTAATTTTAAAACCTCATGATCTTTTAATTTTTCTAATAAATTAATTCTTTCTTTTAAATCATCTATATTTACATCATTATTATCATTATTAATTTCTGTTTCATTTGGAATAAAAATATTTATTTCTGATAATTCTTCGTCATCATCATCTACATTATCTTTGTCATATGTTATTAATTTTAATTTTGAATTTATATAAAATATATCTTTTATAATATTATTTTTATATTTATATATTTTTATATTATTAATTATATTATAATTTGTTTTTTTTCTTAAATATGTATTTAAAAAAATGATATAATCATAAGCATCATTTAAATTTTTATAAACTCCTAATATATCATTATTATCTTTAATAATATAACTAATCATTAATATAATAAAAGTAATTTTATTATTTTTAGATTTTTACCATATTAAATATATTTAAAAAATATATTATTATTAATAATATTGTATAAATGGGATTAAATAATTTTCCACCTTGGTATATAAAAAAAGACAAAAATAAAGATAATAATAAAGAAAAAAATAAAGATGATAATAAAAATAAAGATGATAAAAAAGACAAAAATAAAGACAAAAATAAAGATCATAATAAAGACAAAAATAAAGACAATATGTTTTTAAATTTATTAAATGAAATAGAAAAAATAGATAATACTGAAAAAAAAGAAAAAGATAAAACTATAAAAAAAATTCATATTGCTCAAATTTCTTCAGATATGTTATTTAATCAAATATTTGGATTACAATCCTTGCAAGGATTACAAGGATTACAAGGATTACAATCCTTGCAAGGATTGCAAAAAACAAATAATAAAACAAAAACAGATATTGTTTTACCTAAAGATAATTTTGAAATTATACCAGATAAGATATATGATGAAATTAAAATTAAAATTAATACAATTCAAGATTTAATTAATCTTGGTAAAATGTACAAAGAAAATCATAATTATGCAATTAATTTAAAACGTTTATATAATTTAATTCCTACATTAGAAAAATTAGAGAATGTTGTAGGAATGGAAAATGTTAAAAAAACTATTATTAATCAAATTGTATATTTTTTATCTGGTTTAGATGTAAATGATGATATGTTACATACTGTTATAACCGGTCCTCCTGGTGTTGGTAAAACATTATTAGGTACTATTATTGGTGAAATATATTATAATTTAGGAATTGTGAAAGGTAATGGAAAACGTTATATTGATCCTATTACTAAAGAAGAAAAAAATTATATATTCAAAATAGCTAAAAGATCTGATTTAATAGGAGAATATTTAGGGCATACTGCTATAAAAACACAAAAAGTTATCGAAGAATGTGAAGGAGGAGTATTATTTATAGATGAAGCTTATTCATTAGGCAATGAAGATAAAAAAGATATTTATTCTAAAGAATGTATAGATACATTAAATCAAAATTTAACAGAAAAAAAAACACAATTTATTTGTATTATAGCAGGTTATCCACAAGATCTTGATAAATGTTTTTTTTCTGTTAACGATGGTCTTAAAAGACGCTTTCCATTTAAATATAATATTGATAAATATACACCAACAGAATTAACACATATATTAATGTTAATGATTAAAAAAAAGAATTGGAAATTAGATAATAAAATATCTTTTGATCAAATTGTTGAATTTATGAAAATAAATTATGATAAATTCCCTAATTATGGAGGAGATATTGAAACATTATTTTTTAATATTAGAATTGCTCATTCTTTACGTACTATTGGTAATTTACCATCTGTTAAAAAATATTTATCCATAGATGATATTAGCGAAGGATTAAATATTTATAATAAGAGTCAAAAAATAGATGACAAAGTTCACATGGATATATATTTATAAAAAATTGAATTTTAAACATTTAAAGAAATAATATATTATTTATTATAAAATATGGAAGTAATTAATTCTATTTCAAATATTAAATCTGAATCAGATTTTACAAGCAATGAAGAATATAAAAAATATTTATTCGAAAATTATAGATTAATTCTTAATGAGTTAAGTGTTTTAAAAGAAAAAATAGATGATTATAAAAAAATTCAAGTAGAACTATTAAAAGGTATTAATGATACTTCTGAAGATACCAATAATCATAATATCATGATTAATGATAATATATCAGAAGATATTGAAATTTCTGAATTATCTGAACAAACTAAAGATAAATCTAAGATTAAGAAAAATACTAAGAAATCAGAATCGGTTGCAGATACAGAAGTAGTAGAAGATAAACCTAAGGCCAAGAAAACTACTAAGAAATCTGAATCAGTTGATGAAGCTATAGTTGTAGATTCAGAAGTAGTAGAAGATAAACCTAAGACTAAGAAATCTACTAAGAAATCGGATACAGTTACAATTGATGCAGATACAGTTGTAACTACTGCTGAAGAAGTAGTAGATAAACCTAAGGCTAAGAAATCTACTAAGAAATCGGATTCAGTTTCAACTGAAGCAGTTTCAGTTGTAACTGAAGAAGAAGTAGTAGATAAACCTAAGGCTAAGAAATCTACTAAGAAATCAGATTCAGTTTCAACTGAAGAAGAAGTAGTAGATAAACCTAAAAAAAAATCTAATTCAGTTACAGAAAAATCATCAAAGAAATCAACTAAGAAATCTGATTCAGTATAATATTTAGTTTATTAATAAATTAATTTATTCTAAAAAAATAAGTTTATACAAATTTTATTTATTAATAAATAAAATTAATAATCTATATTATGTATATCGTAATTTTAATATATTATGAGAAATTAATTTATTAATTCTTTTATCATATAATATTGATATTCAATATAATTTAATTTCTCATAATATTGTTTATTACCTTCAGCAGCAATAACTGCTATTTTAGTATATTTATTTTTCTTAGCTATATTCTCTGCATAATTAATTAACTTTTTACCAATACCTTTATGTTGTACATGTTTAGGATCTTTACTGACTTGTGTTAGCATACCATAAACTCTTACTTCTCTTAATAAAGCACAATCATTTAATTCTTCAATAGGTTTATTTTTACCATCATCTAAACGCAATCTAGTATAACCATATATAGTTTTACAATCGTCAGATTCTGCACTGATAAAATATTCAATTCCATTACTTGCTTTATAATTACGTACAACAATTATATAGTCACCATTCCAAGAAATATTTTTAACTTCTCTATTTCTTATTTCCATACTATAAATATCATTATCATTTAAATATTTTATTAGCTGTTGTCTCATATTAGTATTATCTGAACCAGTATTTTCATTATAAATATAATCATTAGGGATATCTCTAATAATTCTATTAGCTCGAACAAAAGGAAATATATTAGTTAAAGTTTTAATTAATATATCAAATAAATATTTTTCTTCATAAGGTTTATATGTACCATCTTTATACCATTCTTCTATTCTAGTCCATGGAGTAATTGCTGTTGGATAAATTTTATATTGATCTGTGATTAATTCAGGTGAAACTAAATCATAAGTTTCATGAATTTCTTCAATTCCTTTATCACCAAATATATTAAACCAAGAAGATTTATATTTAATAGTTTTATTAACTGGAGATTTTAAACCAAATAATATATTAATAAACATATTTTCATCTTTTTCTGGTGTTGAAAACGGTAAATTAGGCATCCAATGACTATCTATTTTAAAACACGATTGTTTTAATAATTCAATTGCTTTAATTGTTTTATCCATTGAACATTTCCTATTTAATTTATTTAAAACTTCATCATCAATATGTTGTATCCCTAGCTGTACTCTTGTAATTCCAAAATATCTTAATAATTTAATTTCTTCATTATTAATTGTATCTGGTCTCGTTTCTACTGTCATCACAACAATACGAGAGAATGCGGTTTGATTAATTTTCTTTTCTTCTTCTAAAGTTAGTCGCTCGCGTCTATCATTATCCCAATATGTATTAGCTGCATAATAAACATCACGACAAAATTCTTTTCTATATTTAACTGGGTACGATGTCCACGTACCACCGCTGATAATTAATTCTATTTTTTCAGAGAATCCATGTCCTGTCATATATAAACTACGCATTCTGTCCCATATTTGAGCTGTACAATCAAAATTATTTTTCTCAGCTCTCAATACTGCTGGTTCACCTTTAACATATGATTTAGGCATATTAGGTTCGGATGGACAAAAATGACAGTTCCAATTACAACTGAATTGTTGTTTAATTTTTTTACCTTCTTCATCTATATATTCCGGATATGGTGATGTAAAAATAGTAATAGATACAACTCCAGACCAAGATTTACAAGGTTTTATTTGAATTGTTTGTCTTATAATATCTTCATTATTAATTAATTCTTCTGATATTAATTTTTGTTTTTTTAATTCTAAATAAATATGAAATAAAAATGAATTTTTATTATTAAATTTATATTTTTTTTTTAATACTAGGAACTCATTTTCTTTTAATTTTTCTTTAGATTCTAATATCTCTTCGACTAATGGTTTAAAAGTAATTAAATCATTATCCGTTGGTGTTGGAAATGTTTTATTAATAATATTATTAAATTTTTTATTTAGTTCTTCAATATCTATTTCTCTCATGTTATTATAAATTTTAATACTATTATTAATAATAATATTAAAATTCAATATTTTTTAATAATGATTTCTTATTGTATTAAATAAGTATATTAATTGTATTGTTTCATTTGCATTATCTAGTAATTCATAATCTATTTTACTTATAATTAATATAATTTTTCTTTTATTTACATCTGTTATATTTGGGTCTTGTATTATTTTTTCAAATATATTATTTAATAATGTAATTGATGAATACCCTTGATTTATAATTTCATGTACTAATTTAAATAATCTATAATGATCTGTTTTTTTATCTATTATTATATTCCATATATTATCTACTTGTGTTATTGATATCTGCCCTGATATATCAATTATTAATTCTGAATCAATAATATTATTTATATATGACGCGCGTTGTAATAAATTTATAACTTTACGTAAATCACCCTTTGTTATTTTATATAATGTTTCTAATACATCTTTATTAATTGTAATATTTTCTTTTTTTGAAATATTATTTAAAATTTCATTTATTGATACTGTAGATATAGTTTGAAATCTAAATTTAGCACACCTTGAAGTCAAAGGTTCTATAATTTTTGTAACATAATTACATATCAATATAAATCTAGTACTGTGTGTAAATAATTCTATAATTCGTCTAAGAGCAAATTGCGAATCATTAGTCATTGCATCAGCCTCATCTAATATTATTAATTTGAACGTTGGTATATTATTATCTTCTATTGTATTAATAGCTGAATTAGCAAAATTTTTTATTTTATCTCTTACTACTTTAATCCCACTCTCGTCAGATGCATTTAATTCTATTACACGTTCTTTAAAAAGTTTATCATTCCTTTCATAATATGTCCATTTGTCTTCGCCTTTCTTTCTAGGTAAATAATATAACTGTTTTGCTAATGCTATTGCTGTTGAAGTTTTCCCTGTTCCAGGAGGACCATAAAATAACATATGTGTTAAATTTTTTTTAATTATAGCTTGTTCTAATAACAATTTTATCTCATTCTGTTGAACAATTTGACTTATTTTTTTAGGTCTATATGTTTCAACCCATAAATTCGTTTTATTATCATTCATTTATTATGTTATATTATTTATTTATTCTTTATATTTTATATTATTTATTTTCAATTATTTTTTTGTATTATTAAAGCTATAAAATAAATTGTGATAATATAATAAACAATTATTCTTATAAATATTAAATTAAATTCACTTAAACCAAATATATATTTTGGTTTATATAACTGTTCTAATTCATCTTCATCTTCATTTGAAAAAACTATTTTGTATATTTTTGAAGTGTTTTTATTATCATTATTATCATTATTTTTCATATGCATATTATGCATTATAAGCATATTATTTATTTGTGGAGTTCTACATACAATTGAATTATATTTAACTGGAAATATAAATCCAATTGAATTATTAATAAGTAATAAAAAAGATAATATATATTTTGATTTTATCATTATCATTATATTATAATTATATATTTATATTATTATAAAAAATTGAAATAAAAACATTTAAAAATACGTAAAGTATTTATTATAATATTTATGTCCGAAATTGATTTTAAATCTTTAACTGATAATGAACTTATTACTTATTGTAAAGAAAATAATATTTGTTATTTAAATAAACAAAAAAAATCATATGCGCGTAAAACTTTATTATCAAATATTATTAATAAAATTAGTAATAATCAAATTGAAACTAATATTGATATTGATATTGATATTGATATTGATGCAAAATTAAATAATATTATTAAATCTTGTCACGATAAGTTATATAAAGCTAGTATTACAGGTTTTAAAGCATTAAATGATATTATGAATATTTTTATCTTAGTTTTACTTGAATATGTATTTAAATCTAATCCTCAAAAATTAGAAGAATTAATTAAAATTCACAATTTAAAATCTAAATTAAATGATATTGAAATAGAAGAATATAAAACTTATTTGTTAGATATTAATAAATTTATTAATAAATTTGATGAAAAATGTGATTTTACTAGTATTTGGCGTAATTATATTTTATTTCTTGCTTCTTTATTCCCATCATTATATGATAAAGATGATACTAAATTTAATTGTAAAGAAGAAAGAATAATCACAGATGTCTTTAAAACAATTGCTTCTTTATCTAATGATATTAATGATAAATTTATTGATGATTTAGCTATTAAACATGGTAATATTTATGAATATTTTATTGGTTATTGTGGTAAATCAGAAAATAGTAAAGCATTTGGACAATTTTTTACACCTAAACCATTTATCAATGCAATTCTAAATGATTGTGGTTTTAAAGATATGATTAATAATTTAAAAATTACAAATCCTACATTATATGATCCAGCTATGGGTAGTGGTGGTTTATTAGGTTTAACTTATATTACATGTAAGGATAAAATAAATCCAAATGATATTTATGGTTGTGAAATTGAAAAAGATACAATGAGATATGGCGAAAGTTCTATTTTAATTACAACAAAGATTTTTAATAATAATTTAATTCGATGTAATACATTAGATAGGAATCAAAATCCTTATTTAAGAGATAATAAGAAGTTTGATATTATAATTAGTAATCCTCCATTTGGTACAAAAACTAATTATAAAGATTTAATACCAGATGAAGAAATACATAATAAAAAATATATAGATGATATTTATCCAATTCAAACAAATGGAGAAAAAATATTTATTCAAAATATTATTCATTTGTTAGCTGATAGAGGTATTTGTGCATTAATTTTACCTGATGGAGAATTAATGACAAAAAATGATACAAATAAATTAGTAAGAAAATTTATTATAGATAACTGTAAAATTATTAAAATAGTTGAAGTAGATAAAGGAATTTTTAAACATACCAATATTAAAACAAAAGTTTTAATTTTAAAAAAAGAAAAAACACCAGATTATAATTATGAAATTGATTATTTAAATATTAATAAAAAATATGAAGTTAAATTAATTCAAAAATTTAAATTAAATGAAGATTATCATTTATCAATTAAAACTAATTATGAAGATTTAATTATTAATAATAAAGATATTGAAATAAAAACTTTAGGGGAAGTATGTGACATTGATTATGGAACACGAATTGTTAAAAATAATAATATAGAGGGTGAATTTCCTGTTTATGGTAGCGGTAGAGCAACTTTTACAACAAATACGTATAACCGTGAAGGATATAACATTTTAATTGGTAGATTTGCATTATCCGAAGAATGTGTTAGATTTATAAAAAATAAAATATTTTTAAATGATAGTGGTTTAACAGTTAAACCAAAAACAGATATTATATTACATAAATATATTGGTTATTATTTATTGCATAATCAAAGTATCATATATAATTGTGCAAGAGGATCTGCACAGAAAAATTTAGATATTAATGAATTTAAAAATATTAAAATTCCAATTCCTTCATTAGAAATACAAGAAAGACTTATTAAAGAAATTGAAGATATTGATATTTTAATTAATCTAAGAAAAAATGCAAATGAAAATTTAAAAAAAGAAAAAGAATATTTAAAAAAAATGATTAATAATAAAATAATTAATAGTAATATTAATGAATTTGGTGAAATATTTGACTTAATTAAAGGAACTATACAAAGTTCTAAAGTTGAAGAAGATATTACAAGTGATATCTTCTTTATTAGTAAATCAGAAATTACAGATGAAACAAGAAAAATTAAATATAAATATTATAATACTAATGCATTATATATAGCTTATGCATTTAATGGTAATGGAAAATGTCCAATTAGATATTATGAAAATAAAAGTATTCATAGTGATTTATTATATCATATTAAACCAAAAAAAGATTTAATAGATAAAATTAATATTATATATATATATTATTATTTATTAAATAAAAAAGAATATATTGAAGAAAAATATCAAAAAGGTTTAGCACAAAAACATTTAGATGTAGAAAATTTTAATAAATTTAAAATATATATTCCATCTTTAGAAATTCAAGAACAATTTATTAAAGATATAGAAGAATTAAATATTAAATTTGATAAATTAAAAGAAGATAATGATTATATAATTAATAATTTTGAAGAATATAAAAAAGAATTATTCAAATTCTAATCACAAAAATAATCACTTCTATTACCACCATAAAAATTCCATAAAGAACAATCTTTAGGTATTTTATCTGTTAATGAATAAATATAATTCATTTTATCTTCATCTCTATAAAATTTATTTATAATATCTTTATTATCATTTATAATATTAATAATTTCTTCTTTTGATATATAAGGATTTTCTTTTGGTCTATAAGTATCATAAAATGTAAATGTTGGAAAACGCTCGTAAATATTATTAGGTAAATTTAAATATTTATGTCTATTTTTATATTTCATATAATCAAAATTATTATGAATATTTTTTCTTTTTAATTGTGTTATCAATCCTCTAACTGTCCATTTATGATTTTTACATATATTTAATAAAATAGTGTTGATAATTTTACATTTTTCATCATAATTATCTTCTTCTGAATTAGAATTAACAATAGTATTAATATTATTTTCTTTAGATTCATCTTTTATATATCTTCTAAAAATATCATCATAATCTATTTCAATATTATTAATTATATATTTTAAAGTTTCTTCTACATTAGAATACTCTTTATGTAAATTATCATAATTAGTAGGTATAATTAAATCTAAATGTTTATCATTATTAGGTCTAATACCACGACCAATTAATTGAATATTAGATTTATAAGAATTTTTAGGATCTGAAATAAATATAATATCTATAAATTTATTATCATATCCTCTAGAATATTGATTAACAATATAACCAATACCATTTGTAAAACTATTAATATTTCCTAAATCTATAGTTTCAGATATTTTTAATTCATTAATTTTATCTTGATTAATTAATAAATAAGGTTTAATAATAGTTTTATTATTACTAAATAATTTATAATGTTCAATAAATAATTTATAAGCGTTTTCACAAGTTGTATGAGAACTAATACCTAGATTTCTTTTTTTTTTAATAAATTCTTTTAACATAAATTGAACATATTCTTTTTTATTTAATTTTTTTTCAAATTCTAATATATGAACTTTAATTTTACTTAACCATTTTTGTTCTGTTAATTCTTTAATTGTAATTGGATTATATAATTCACCAAAATATTGTGGATTTTCTATTATAGCTTCTTTATTAGGCGATGCACTAGTAAATAAACGATTTTTTATATAATCATTATCAGTTAATAAAAAGTTTTTATAAATATCATTTGATAAATTTTCAATCCAATTTTCAATTCCATAATCAGCTTCATCAAACCAAATAAAAATATTATTTAAATTATTATTAATAATAATTTCATAAATTTTTTTATAAGAATTTATACAACAAGAAAATAAATACTTATTATTTTCTTGATAATTAAATTTATCCAAATTATCAACTTTAATATATTCATTTTTTAATAAATTGAAATAATTATCAGATATATTTTGTTTATTTATAGATTTTAGAGGAGATAATATTATAATGTTATTAGGTCTAAATTTAATAAATAATTGATATGAAATATAACTTTTTCCTGCACCAGTAGATAATTCTAAATATATAGGTTTATTATTTAATAATGAATTATATAAATAATCTATGATTATTATTTGATAATCTCTAGGTTTATATAAATTATTATAATTTATTTTAATTTCATCAAGTTCAATACTAATTTCTTCGAGTTCAATACTAATTTCTTCCAGATCATTGCTAATTTCATCAATTTTATTCATTAATTTCTTTTTTTCATATTCATTTATTAAAATTTTGTTAATATTATCAACATTTAATTCTTCAATTACAATACCAATTTTAATAAAATCATTTTTAATAATTGATAATAATAATTCTAATCCATTTTTATTAATAAATTCTTGTCCAGCATTAATTTCATTTTCTATAAGATATTTTTTAATTTCTAATAAATTTGGAAAAACTGATTTATTTAATTTATTATTTTTACAATAAATTGAAAATATTTTATCAATTGCTTTATAACTAAAGTTATTATAATATTCATTTTTTATTTCTTTGATTTCAAAAACATGTAAATAATTATATCTATATGTTGAATGTTCTGAATTATTAATTAAACGAGTATATAAATCATTTGTAACACCATATTTAACTTTATTTTCATAATTCCAATCTTTATTTGTTTTAATATAAAAGTAATTATATTTTTTAATTTCCATAAATATTATTTATATTATTAATATTAATAATATTTTTTTATTTCAATTTTTTTAATTTATTAAAGTTTATAGAAAAAATTGAATTTTTAATTTGTTATAAATCATTGTAATAATAATTTATAAAATGATGACAACGAACATTTTCGGTGTTGATAAAAGGTTTCTAAGTTTAAATACTACCTGTATTAATATTATAAATGATACTTGTGGTATTTGTAGAAATAAATTAATTGATAAATGTATAGAATGTCAAACTAATATTAAAAAATGCCAGAGTGTTTTAGGAACTTGTGGTCATGGATTTCATAAATGTTGTATCAATAAATGGACTAAAATAAGAAACATTTGTCCGTTAGATGAAAAGAATTGGCAAGTTAAAGAATTTAATATTTAATTACTCTATTATGTATCCATTTATTACATATCCATTTTTCGCCTTTTATTACTGGTTTTCCGCCATGAAATGATTCAGGTATTATTTCATCATTATCATCTAATGTTCTAAATAATATTCCTTTTCCTTTTTTTGGTTTTATTTCTAAATTTAAATATGGGAAAACAGTTTCGCCGCCTTTTTCAACATCATTTAAATATATTAATAATGTATATTCTCTACTTGTAACAATTGTATTTACATTTGTATTTTTAGTTGCGTCGTGATGAGGATTAAAATATCCTCCAATTGTATAATAAACTATTTGCATAGGTTCTAAATTATGATCATTTGTATTTGTTAATTGTTTTGCCATTTGTGAACATTTAGTTTCAATCTCATTTTCATTTAATCGAAACCATGTTGTTTTACTTTTCCTACTATTATCAACTACATTTTGTGTATTATTAAAAATTGTACTATCTGAAAAGTTTTTATTTTTTGAATATTTTATTAATTTATCACATTCAGAACTAGATAATATATTATCAATTTCATATACATAATATTTTTTGTTACCATGTTTTTTTATTTTTATGTTATTATGAAAATAATAATTATATATTATTAATAAAAATAATACTGCTACAGCGACTATTAAACATAATAATTTATTTTTCATTATATATATATATAATATTAATATATTTTATTGTAAAACATCAATTATAACTCTATTTTTAAAATTTTCCAATATTTCTTCTATTTCTTTTAAATATAATATATTAATTTTTATTTTAAAATTCATGTTTTTAAATTTTTCATAAGATAATACTAGAGGTAAAGATTTTAAACGCCCCATTATTCCTTGAAATTCTCTAGGTTTTGGTTTTTTACGCGTTGGATATTTTAACATCCATTCAAAACATAATGCATTGTTTTTATCAAATTGCTCAGATTCGATTATTAATAAATATTTCCATTCAACTTTACTTTTTGTTGTATATTTTGCTCCACCTTTTATTTCACTATTATGTTGTCTTATACGTCTTAATGGATTAACTGTATAACCATTGTATGTTTTATTATTATTATCATTATATAGTATATAACAATAATGCATTCTTAATAAAATATTATATATATTATATATATATTTAATAATGTCTTATTTAAGTGAAATAAAATCATTAGAAATAATAATAAATGAATATAATGAATTAAAAAAAATATATCCTAATATTGATAAATATATTTTACCATCTGTTAATTATATAGAACCATATACATATAATTTAAAAACTAAAACAATTTATTATAATAATAATAAAATAAATATAGATAACAATATTAATCCAAATATAAATTTATATCAAAATTTATCTATATTCTCCAAAATAAATTTAAATAAAATATTAATTATTACTTCTAATGTTAATATTATTGAAACTTGTTTATTATTAAATAAATCTCAAATTGAAAAAATAAAATTATTTGTTATTAATATTGATCATATTGAACAATTTATTTTGTTAAAAGAAAAATATAAAAATTTAATAGATATATTTTATATAGGATATAAAATTGATTATGATATGTACACTAGTATTTTATCTTTAATAAAAAATGAAAAATTTAGTTCTATTATTGTTGATTATTCAGATAGTAATAAATTATATAATGGAAATGAATTATCAACCGCATTACTTATCCTATTAATTAATAGCTTTTTAATTGATAATAATAATTATTGCATTAATTATAATAAATTACCTACTAAAAATAATAATCTCATTTATTTATATAATATTTTATATAATTGTTTCTATAATCATAATTTAAATGACTTATATTTATATAATTATAATGATATAAATAACTACAAAACAATATCAGTATATAATAATTTTAAACAAAAAATATCAAAAAAAGATGAAGATTTTCTCATTAATTTTTTAAAATCAGATGGAAAAATGAACTATGATTACAAATTATCTAATGATTTTTTAGATAATATGAATCATATTTGGCAAAAAATTGTTATAACTCATAAAGAAAATTTAGATAGGGTGAGAAATATATTAAATAATAAAACAAAAAGATTAGTTTATCATAGAAATAATTTAAAAACTATTCAATCAGAAAAATTGTCAAAAATACCGGAATATGTATCAGATATTCCATTATCGAATGCAGTATATGATGATAATGCTCTAGATCATCAATCTAAATGTCATTGGGGACAAAAAAAATTACTTTTATCTGAAATACAATTTTTTACTCGTATTTGTAAAACATTAAATACTAAATCATTAAAAGATTATGCAGTTGTATATGTGGGTTCGGCAGCAGGGCACCATTTGCCAATATTATATAATTTATTTCCTGATTTAATATGGTTGTTATATGATCCTGCCCCCTTTTCTAAAGAAGTTACAAAACATCCTACAAAAGATAAATCTGTTTTTATTTATAATATGTTCTTTACAGATGATACATTAGATCATGTACGTAAAAACAGCCAGGGTAGAAAAATATTATTTATATCTGATATTAGAGTTGAAAATAAAGAAGAAGATATTATTAAAGATATGAGAAATCAAGCTTTTTGGGGTACTGAGCTCAATTCTCCTTTTATGCTTCTTAAATTCAGATTACCATATGAGGAATTAGATACTATTCCTAAATCTAATGTGCAATATAATTTAAATGAAAAATTATTTATTAATCCTGATTTTAAAACAACTAAAAATATGTTATATTTAAAAGGAGATATATATCTACAAATATTTCCTCCTCCGTATAGTGGCGAATTAAGATTATATGTTGAACAAAAGAATGGTAAATATGAATTTGCTGAATATGATTATTTAGATATTGAAAATAAATTAGTATTTTTTAATAGTTATATTAGACCTTATTTTTATTGTTTTATTGATGATAAAATATGTAAAGAATATAAATATATTAATTATATTCCTGGATATGATACCAGCGTTGAATGTTTAATGGAATATAAAGTAATTATGGATTATTATGAATATTTCTGGAAGATTAAAGATAAAAAAGTAATAATTCAAAAATTATATGATATGAATTTTTATTTAGAAAAATTAGCTTATCGTAAATTTATAACTTGTAATTATGATACAACAATTAAATATTTAAAAAAAACTAATATTAATGATAAAGATAAATATAATAAATTAAAAATATGGAAAGATATTAGTAAATTTAATATTGAATTGTCTGCAAAAACTCAATATAAAATTATTGAACACGATGGTTTAAACATTTTAGGAGAAAAACGATTTAATAGAGCTTTAAATTATCTTAAACCATTTATTACAAATAAAAATTATATAGAATTATAAAAATTGAAAATAATAATCATTGATGTGTTATAATAATATTTATAATAAAATGGCTTCGTCTTTAGCGTCTTTCTTACTTGGTCCTTATGTCGATGCACATAACGGAGGTATTGATTTTGAAACTTTAAAATATGCATATAAAGAAAATACAAAATTTTTTGGATTTTCTGAATATATAAAAAAACAGTTTGATGAACATAATATTAATGCAACTACTATTTTGCAAACAGATAATGAAGAATTACAAGTATATGTTGGAAAAACTTTGTTTGAAATTTACATTATAACTGCTTGTAAGTCTGTAAGATATATATTTGACGATAATGGTAAAGATCTTTCTGAAACATTACAGATTTTTATGGACTATAATGGTTATGAAATATCAGACGATATGGCTATGAAAGTATTATCGATTGTTGACAATCCTGAACAAAAATGTTTTGAAGACAATATACATGATTTTATTGTTAGAGGAGCTATTTTAGATGTTCTTAAAATTAAATCTTCAGAATTTATTAAAAATTACGTAGATTGGTCTAAAGTACAAGGAATATATTGGGAAGATATTCCTTGGTATGAATATAATGGTGATAAGATGCGTTATTTAGCGTATATGAAATACTGTTCAAAGTATTTAAAAACTTTGTAGTATTATAAAACTTGTTTTTTTATTGATTTTTGATTTTTATTTTTTTGAAAATCATAAATTGTTCTATGAAACCTTTTTTTTATTTTTTCATCTTTAACAACTTCGTCTTCATCTATTCCTTTTTTCATAAGATTTTCCATGTAAGGAGATATTTTTATCTCCTCATTTTCAATTAATAAATTAACATCGTCAATCCTTCTCGGTATTACAGTCTCAAATAAATCTTCTTTATCAATTGTTTTCCATGTTTTATCCTTATCATATATTTTAGCATCATTACTTCTTAAATTAGTAAATGTTATATTCTGATATTGAGGTAGTCTCGGGTTGCAATTTAATTTTTTAGCACACATAACAGAACAAAACATACCTGAATTTAATATAGTTTTTTTTTCTTCTGGTGTCAAATCATCTATGTTCTCCATACCAAATGGTACTAGATTATAAAAATTATTTATTGTATTATTTGTATTATTTGTATTATTTGTATTATTTGTATTATTTGTATTATTTGTATTATTTGTTACTTTTTTATTACTTGTTTTATTAGTACATATATATTTCTCTAAAACATCTTTATATATTTCTTTTGCTTCGTGTTCTTTTTCAAGTTTTAATCTATTTATTTCTTCTTTTAATTCCATAATTTCATTTTTTAGTTCTATGTTTTCGTTTTTTAGTTCCATATTTTCATTCTGTAATTGTGTTATTAATAAATCTTTATCAATATTATTATTACATGGAAATTTACGATTTATATGTATTTCATAGTTATATTTTTTAGAAAATTCTTTAAAACATTTATCGCATTTATAAAAAACCATATTATATTATTAATATTATTAAATATTCTTTTAAATATTTTTTTAAACAATTGGCAAAAAGCCAGAAAAAATACCATAAAATTGCATTTTTTCTACTATTTTATGGCAAAATTTATAATAATGTAGATCATGATGTTTATATAATTACAAAATAAAAAAATACAATATATAATATTTATTTAAAAATAAAATGTTCTCAGAGAGAGAGAGAGCCGATAATAAAAAAAAATTGTTCTGGCTTATTAAGTTTTTTTAATTTTATAAAAGTATCCAAATTTTATAAAATTATTTAAAAAAATACCATTATTGTATAATATAAGACATTCAAACATGGTTCGTGGATATGTTTATATTGTCCGAGAATGCGACTTTGTTAGATTAAACGAAGATATATATAAGATTGGTCGAACATCTAAAATTAATCCCGAAGATAGGTTCCAAAAATATAGGAAAGGAACCGAAATAATTTGTTGTTTTTATGTAAATGATTCAATTGAATGCAAAAATAAAATAATTAAATGTTTTTCAAATCATACTAATATTACAAAAATGGCTGAGTATGGAAAAGAATACTTTCAAGGAAATAAAAATGAATTATTAAGTGAAATATTAGAAATTGTAAAAAATTATAATAATTAATAAGATAAAAATATTATTAGATGAAAACATAAATCTATTATATAATTTTCACAATATAAATCTATTAGATAATTTGTGTACCACTCTTCATTTTCTGCTATTAAGTTTATCAGATATTCTTCAGTAATTTCAGAAATGTCAGTAATTTTAGTAATATTAGTATATACTATATCATCTTCTATTAAATTTAACATATATTCAACAGTAATTATTGTGTTGGCTGTGAACATTAGTTAATTAAAAAAACAATAATTGTATGACCCGTCACTAATATAATTATAAAATAAGTTTAGTAGCTTAAATTCTTGGTATATTCATACCATATATTTTATCTTTAAAAATTTGTGCTGTTTTTATATCAGTTCTAGCGCCATTATGTGATTGATTATCTGAATCATGAATACGCCTACTTTTACCTGTGTCTAAATTTAGTAGTATAGGAATATCATGTCCTTGTTGGTCACCATATTTATAATACAAAACATAAGTAAATTTATTATATTTTGCTACTGTTGCTCCTCTATCTATATTCAATCCATTAAAATTAATAGCATTTTTTACTAAATTTATATTAGTACGCATCTTATAATGATTGTTTTGCAGTTGAGTAATATACCACCACTTGTTTGTTATATCACTCTGTACGAACATTTTTTTATAGATAAAGAATAGTAAGTTTATCTTACAATAAAAAAATCAATTTTTTTTATATATTCTAGTTTCAGATAATAACTAATTTAGCTAATCATTATAAAATGATTCCAAATATAAATCTATTAGATAATTTTCACTCCATTCTTCATTTTCTACTATTAAGTTTATAAGATACTCTTCGGTAATTTCAGAAATATCAGTAATTTTAGTAATATCAGTAAATACTAGATCATCTAATACTAGCTTTGGTATAGTCTCATTAGTAATTACACTAGTAACTGAGGACATTTGTTGTATAATTTTTAATTAATAAACTTATTAATTAAAAAAAAATTCAATTTTTTTTCTTTTTAGTTCTATTTAAATAATATTGTTTTGGATGATATACTTCTTGTGTAGTAATATATTTATTACACATTACAATAAAATTATTTACATAAGTTTTAATTTCATTTTGAAATTGGAAATCAAAATATTGAACTTTATATATTTTAGTTACTATATCGTAAAATAAAGGTATTGTTATATTTGTTAACTGATCATTTATACTTATATTTCCATTATCTACAATTATTGGTACATGTACTTCTTTAGGTTTATATGATTTTTCATGTTTACAATTTTCTTTATATTTAAAATATATCATATTAGGATAAATTTCAATATCATTTGATAATATTTTACATTTATGTAATGATTCATAAACTAAAAATATATTATTTCTATTTTTTATAAATAATGATTTTTCTTCTGCACTAACTCCGGATATACCTATTAATTTATGAGTTTTAATACTTTTACTAAATTCTATCAATCTAATTAGTGATATTTTTTCAGGTGATAATTTATAATAAAATAATACATTGTTATTAATATTATCAATAGTTGTTGATATTTGTTTTGGATAATCAAATATTTGTTTATTTATTTGAAATACTTGTAAATCTATTTTTTTATAGTAGTTTGTATCTGAAAAAATATAATTTAAAACATCAATAATATTTATTTCTAATTTTGTTTCTATATTTTCACAATTATATAAAGACATTAATAATTTATAATATTCTCCTTTATGTTGTATAATATATTTTGGTAAATCATTTATAATATCAAAAGTATGTGCTAATATCCATGACATAATATTATAAATTATATAACATAATAATTTATAATATTATTTATTTATTTTTTAATATAAAATATAATTACTATTACTAGTAATATAACAAGTATTATTGTTATTATATTATTATTATTTATTTTATTTTCTGATTCTTTGTTTATATTTTTTAATTTTATATTTTCTTTTTCTAAATTTTCTTTTATTGATATATTTTCTATATCTTCTATAAATAAATCAACTACATTTAGTAATAATGCATGTAATCCATTTACATTTTCTTTTATATTTTGTTTATTTAATATTGATTTTTGTGTTCCATCAATTGGATTATTAGGGTCTTCTAAATAATGTTTAATTAAATCATCTTTTATTTCTTTAATTTTTTCAGATATTAATATATCTTTTAAATTTATAATAATCTTTTTTCTTTCTTCTTGTTGTTTAAATGTTAATGATATAGCTCTTGATTCTAAATTTTTTAATACATTTTCTAATTCTTCTATTGTAAAATTAATTTCATAACCATATCTATGTTTTAATCTTATTACATCTTCAATATAATCAGATCTCAAACTATCAGGAATTCTACCATTAACATGTGGTAAAGAAAATGGTTCAACAATTGTTGATTTATTAAAATTAAAACTATTATTATACATTTTTAATAATTCATTATAAATATTTATCGAAGTATTCATAGTTACATCATTATTATTCATTATATTATTATATATAATATATTATATAATAATATATAAAATTTATTTTTAAAATAATAATTTTTTTCAATTTAAAATTATTTTTAGAATTACATAAACAATAGTATATAGTTATAATATTTAAAACTATATTATTTTAAATATTATAGTTTGTTTATTGAAAAAATAAAAAATAAAATTATAAGAACTAAAGTTAAACACGCCTTATTTAAAAAAATTATTTAGGTTTATATCCATGATATAATTATAATTAATTTTTAAAAAAAATTAAATAAAATAAAATTCCTAATAATATTATTATTAATATTATAAGTACTATTATTATATATTTATCTCTTTTAATATTATTTTCATTTTTTAAATTTTCTATAGTAGTTAATGATATAATATTACTTGATATATCTTCTATATCTTCTATAAATAAATCAACTACATTTAGTAATAATGTATGTAATGCAAATACATTTGGTTTTATACTTGTTAATGCATTAAAACTTGGATCTAAAGCTTTATTAAAATGAGGATCAAAAATTGATCCTGGATATGGTTTTAATAGGTCATTAATTAATATATCTAAATTACCTGATTGTTTAAATTTTATTAATATATCTTTTATAAATGTAAAAACCTTTTTTCGTTTTTCTTGTTGATCTGATGTTAATAATTTAGCTCTTAATTCTAAATAACTTAATACATTATGTAATTCATCTATTGTAAAATTAATTTCATAACCATCATTTTTTGCTCTTATTACTGTTTCAATAAAAGCAGTCTTCATATTATTATCAACAGATTGTAAATAAAATGTTTCAATTGTTTTTGAATTTTTAAATGCAGTATTATACATTTTTAATAATTCATTATAAATTATAGTAAATGAAGTATTCATAGATATATCATTATTTTTATTCATTATATATATATATATATATATATATATTTAATTATTATATTAAAAAAATTATTTATCTTCTATTTCACATACTAAAGAATTTATATCATTTCTTTCTATCACTACCATCCATGATATTGTTGCATAACTGTTTGTGTTTTCACAAGTAATATATAAAATTTCATCTTCTAATTTACCTATTACGCGATCAAAGCTCTCATTGTTTTGTAAAAATATATCTGGATTTTTACCTAATGCATTAAATGTTCCAGGAGTTATTCCACCTGTTAAATTACATTCTTTACATATATTTACTTTAGCTTTACCAAAAATTAATTTTACTTTTCCACGATAAATTAAATCTGCTCTAGGACCTTCAATACTAGCATGTATTAATTTATAATTCATTTTAATAGGATGATCAATAGTAAAATTTTTTGTTCCCGATGCAGTTATTGTTCCTTGTACATGTAAAGTTGCTATTGGATTAGTAATACCAATACCTACATTACCTGTAGTAAAAGTAATATTGTTATTTGTTCTCGTCCAGTGATTAAATGGCGTGCCAAACATTGAAATAATAGGTATTGCTTTAATAATATAATTACATACTATAAAAGGAGACATAATATTATGAGGTTGTGAACCTCCTGTTGATTCTATATAATTTGTATTATCTGAATTTGTTTGTTCATATTGCCCCCCTCTATCACCTATAAGTATATCTTTTTTGTTTGTTGCTGAATATTCTAATGCAGAAGTACTCTGACTATTAAAAACTCTGTGACTATGCGAAGGTATTTCATTAACTGTTAATGTATGAGTTTCACTACCACCGTTATCTCCTATATTTCTATTTGTACAATTTATATTTTGTCCTGAACCTACAATTGTTCTACTTCTCATATCAGGTAATTTAAATGTTGTAATACTACCTCCGTATTTTGTACCTAAAATAGCAAATAAATCAGGATATTCTGATTGTAATAATTCCGAACCATCGCATTTTAACCATCCAGAAGGTAATGTTTCATTGGTATATGATATTACCGTACCAACCGGGATGGCATCGATCATTTGATTACCATTTATTCTATACCCCCCTGTCACATTAATATCACCTACTACATCTATTTGATATGTTGGATTAACATTTATACCTAATTTAGCATTACTATATATGTTACCACTTACATCTAATGTATATGATGGTTGTTTCCCAATACCTATTTTACCATTATTATCAACAATCACTTGGTTGTTATTTAATTTTAATATATTTTGATTTGTATTATTACTAATATCTAATTTAGCTGTTGGATTAGATACACCAATTCCTAAATTACCATTTGTATCTAATCTCATATATTCAATACCATCCGCATTTTTACCACCATTATAAAAAACATGATCTTTTATTGAATGATAATTTAATTGATTACTTGATACGCCAAATCCCATATGTTTTGTACTATCATTATTGTCATATAAAGTAATTTTAGGATCATATGAAGATGCTGTTATACTTAATGTAGTTAAAGGATTAGTTACACCTATACCAATAAAACATTTTTTATTTACTGTTAAACTAGATGTCAAAGAAGAAAATCTTAAAATATCATTATTAGAATTTTGTACTATATTCAAACCAATATTATTATTACAACTAATATCTAAATGATACAATGGAGAAGATTTATTAATTCCAATATTACCATTATTATTAACAGTAATTATATTATTTAAATCTAATATATTACCTGTACCATTTTGAGTAATTTTTAATGCTGTGTTTGTATTATTTTCTGATATATCTAATCTTGCATTCGGTGTTACATTTAAACCTAATTTACCATTGTTATTAATTGTAAAATTATTAGCAGTTAATATATTATTACTTCCTCCTTGAAATAAATTTAATAATATTTTATCATTTGCAGAAATATCTAATTTATTTTGAGGATTTGATATTCCAATTCCAACATTACCATTTCCTTGAATTCTAATTAATTCAGAAGCTCCAGAATAAAATATATGTGAATTACTATTATTTCTTATATAATATTTTAAACTATTACTATCTGCACCAAAACCAGAAAATCCTGTATCTTCCCATAATACAATATGTTGATTAGTAGTGTTGTCATTAGTAAATTGTATTTTTTTACCACCTGTATAATTAATATGTATATTTGCATCAGGATTTGTCATACCAATACCAATATTACCAGATTTCTTAACAATCATATTTGTGCTTGTATCATTTAATAACCATAAAATATCTCCTGCTCCTTTTTGAGTTATCTTTAATCCATAAGTATTACTATTATCTAATATATCTACTTTACTTCCAGGTGTCGTAATTCCAATACCAACTTTACCTAAATTAGTAATATAAGCAACATTTTCAGTTTCATTTTGTATATCTAATAATGGTCCTATATTGTTTTTTATTTTTAAACTAGTATCGAAACTGTTATTACTTATATCTAACCATCCGGAAGGTGTAGATGTTCCAATACCTAATTTATTACTATTACTAACATAAATAAAATTATTAATATTGAGTAAATCATAATTTGCATTACTTTTAATACTTAAATATGCAGATGGTGCAGTTATACCAATACCAACTCTACCACTCGCATCAATTCTCATCCATTCTGTTTTGTTATTTATTGTTGTAAATAATAACGGAGCAGCAGAATTGTCAGTATTAGTTATACCTGACATTATACAACTAGAGTTATTAATAACCCCTAATTTTAAAAACATATTTGTATCATTGCCTTCAATTAAAACTGAATTATTTTTAATATGTAATTTTTCAATAGGCGATGTTAGACCTATACCAACATTACCCATATTATATGTTAATTTTCCATTATTTACATTATTATTTGTAGATACAATACCACTAGTATCATATAATGTCCATGGCGAAGCATCAATGTATTTTGAACCATTTTGATATAAATTGTTATTAAAGTTAATATTTCCAGAAATATCTAATGTATAATATGGTGTTTTATTTATACCTACGTATTTATTACTTCCGGTTACAAATAAACCTCCGTTTGATAAATTTATATTTCCTGTATTTTCAACAATTAAATTACCACTTGATATTAATGCTGAATTAACTGTTAAATTATTATTAGCATCTAATGTTTGAATATTATTCATTAATAAATTGTTTTTAATATTTACATTTCCTGACACATCTAATTTATTTGTAGGTGTGAAATATATATCAGTAGATATTAATATTTTTTGTACTGAATTTGTAAAAAAATTCAAATTATTATATGAATTTAAATTCAATCCATTATTATTCATATTAATACTACATAAATTATTATTAATGTCTTCAAATTTAATACTAGTGTTATTTACACTACTTATTAATCTAATACTTGTTTCACTAGTATCATATAATGTTATAGTATCATTAGAGTTATTAATACTACTATTACCTACAAATAATTTATTACGTACTAATATATTACCTGAAACATCTAATTTTTCAATCGGGTTAGTATTACAAATACCAACATAACCACCATTTTTTATAAAAAATACAGAAATATTATCATCTTTAAAATCAATAATAGGTTCATCTCCTAATTGGTTAATTACAATAGCTGGACCAGTTCCATTATTAGTTAATATTAATTGTTCGGATGTTTGTGTTTCTGTATTAATAATCACTTGTGACCCATTTACTAATAAATCTCCTTCTATTCTCATATTTCCCAATACATGTAATTTACTATTAGGATTATTTGTTCCTATACCAACATTATTATTCATACTATCTATATATAATGAATTATTTAATGTTGTCAAGTCGCCATTTATATATACATTACCTAGAGAATCAACATTAAATTTATTTGTATTAATATTTAAATCACCAGATAATAAAATATTTTCTTTCACATATAAATTATCCCCAACTCTTAAATTACCTGATATATCAGTATATGTACCTACTATATGTAATGTTGATATTGGTTGAGAAGTACCAATCCCAACATTTCCACCATTTAAAATTTTAAAAACAGATGTATTATTATCTTCTATATTAACAATATCTCCATCGTTATATATTTGATTTATTGATATTGCAGGTCCAATTGTATTATTTGTAATTATTAATTTTTCAATACTTTGTGTTTCTGATGCCAATGAACCAGTTGTTATTATATCACCATCTATTAATACATTCCCTAAAATATGTAGTTTATGCGACGGTACTGTAGTTCCTATGCCTATATTATTATTAGAAGTATCCACATATAATAAATTATTAATGTTCATATTACTATTAGTATTTAATATTCCTTCTATATTAACAATACCATGTAATAATGTATTACCATATATTGATAAACTATTATCTAATAATAATATATTTTTGTTAAAAAATTTAATATCTTTTATACTCTGAGTTAATGTAATATTTACAGCTCCATTTATCGCACCTATACCAAAATAACGTCCATATGTCAATATTGCCTCATATCCAAAATATTGTATATTATTTATTAATACTTGGATGTATTTATTATTGTATATTATAACTTGAACTAAATGTTCAGTATTAGTAATTAATGTTTTTAAATTATGTGTATTTTGACTTGTTACAAAAATACCATTAATATATAACTCAATTATATTGGTATAAATATTAAAAAATATATTTACACCACCTAAACTACTATTATAACTTATATTATTATCATTATAGGATAATGTATTATATAAAGATATCCAAAATCCAATACCAGCATTATTAATATTATTTGTTTTATTTAATATAATATTAAAGCTAAAATTCCAATCTGTTAACAAATTGTGGATATCAAATTGTATTATAGATTTACACGATGGAATATTTTCATCTGTTAATGTTATTGTGTTGTAATTATAACTATATCCGTTATTTACATTAAATATATCATATTTAAAACTTGTATCATATATTTCAGGCATATTAATTAGATACCCATTAGTCCCTATTTTATGAGAATGAATATTATTAACGCTTATATCAGATTTAATATTTATTTTACCATCAACATTTAAATCACCACTTATTAAACCATCTCCAAATATTTCTAATTCTTTATTAGGTATATAATTTTGTATATAAATTTTTACATTTTTTATTTTTTGTGTTATTGTTTCTATTCCAGCTCTATTAGATCCTCCAATAACTAAATACTCCGATTTTAATTGTAAAGGATTGTCATTAATTACATAATTTGTTATTAAAATATTATTAAAATATAATAATAAATTAATATTTGTTTTATTGTTTATAATAGTTAATGAAACATGATTATTTAATAATAAAGATGGTAAAGATGACAATGAAGTATTATTTAAATATATTGTTGAATCATATATACTAAAAAAAATTACATAACCATCTAAATTTTGATCATATTTATAATTTGTTGTTGTTTTATATGATATTCCATTATAAAATGAAATCCAAAAACCATTTCCAATGTTATTATTTTCTATTATTATATCAAAATCTAATTTAATTATTTCAGGTATATCAATATCATACGAAGAAATATTGTATTCTAATACTGTGTTTTGATTAGGATAATTATTATATGTTAATGTTATTTCATCGTCATTGTTAGCTGCGCTATAATCAATTAAATAATTTGATAAAATAATATATTCCGGATTTTTTATATATCCATTTGTTCCTATTTTAGATGACTTTATATTTAATAAATTTACATTTCCAGATACATCTAAATCATATTTTGGATTATATGTATTTACTCCTATTTTATTATTTGAAACATCTACAAATAAAGTATTATTTACTGTTAAATTACCACTTATATCTGTTTTACCAGTATTAGAAACTATAAATCTATTTGTATTAATTTTAAGATTTTGTAAAACATTTAAATTTCCATTAATATTTGTATTTCCTGTTAACCCTGCAACAGTAAATTTATCCGTGTTTACGATTATGTCATCTATTGTATTTAATCCACCTAATGTGGTAATTGTCCCTGTGTTTGCATCTATAATACATTTATTTGTATTTACTATTATATTTTTAGAAATGTCTAATTTACCTGCGATTGTTGTATTTCCTGTATTTGCATTAACTGTAAATATATTATTATTAATATACAAATTACTTGATAAATCTAATTGTTTCCCTATAATTGTTCTTTGATCATTCACAGTAAAATAATCATTTATACTTAAATTACCTAGACTATCCACTACAAAGTTTGTATTATTTATTTTAATACTTCCTGTTAACATTAAATTACCATTATTATCAACAACAAATTTATCTGTATTAATTCTAAGATTATTTGATAGATCAAAATTACCAGCCGAAATTATATTACCTACATTATCAACAATAAATTTATTTGTATTAATTCTAAGATTATTTGATAGATCAAAACTACCCGCCGAAATAAAATCTCCATTATTATCAACAATAAATTTATTTGTATTAATTCTAAGATTATTAGATAAATCAAAATTAGCCGCTGATTTAATATTACCATTATTATCAACAGTAAATTTATCAGTATTAATTCTTAAATTTTGTGATAGATCAAAGTTACCTGTTGCTTTGATATTACCAGTACTATCAACAATAAATTTATTAGTATTAATTCTAAGATTATTAGATAGATCAAAACTACCCGCAGAAATTATATTTCCGCTTACACTATCAACAATAAATTTATTAGTATTAATATTTAAATTACCTAAAATATCAAGAACACCTACGATATTAGTGTCACCGGTATCAGCATTTACAATGAATTTATCTTCACCAACATAGAAGTTTCCGAAAGCATAAAGTTCTCCAGATATGTCTGTGGCATTGTCAGTAATATTTACTGTGAAATATCCTTCACCGATAATAAAGTTATCTGCAATATTAAGAGTACCTGCAATAGTTGTACTACCTGTATCAGCTTGTACCATGAATTTATCGCTATTAACATTGAAGTTACCAGAAACATCAAGAATTCCTGCAACGCCAGTATTACCGTTTGTAGCATTAACAGAGAATTTATCAATGGCAACATTGAAGTTACCTAAAACATCAAGAGTACCTGACATATTAGTATTACCTGTTTCTGTATATACAATAAATTTATCTTCGCCAACATAAAAGTTACCATCTGCAGAAAGTTCTCCTGATATTAATACATCGCCGTTAACATTATCTACAGTGAATACAGTACTAATATCATTACTAACAAAAAAGCTGTTATTAATAACATGAACTTCGCCAGATAAATATATAATACCTGGTTCGGCTGCTACACTAAATCTATTGGCAATATTGAAGTTACTAGCTACAGTAAGAGTACCTGCTACATTAGTATTACCATTTACACTATCAACAATAAATTTATCTGTATTAATTCTAAGATTATTCAATAAATCAAAACTACCTGTCGAAATAATATTACCAGTTACACTATCAACTACAAATTTATCAGTATTAATTCTTAAATTATTTAATAAATCAAAACTTCCTTTAGATGTAATATTACCAGTATTATCAACAATAAATTTATCAGTATTAATTTTAAGATTATTAGATAAATCAAAACTAGCCGCAGATTTAATATTACCACTATTATCAACAATAAATTTATTTGTATTGATTCTAAAATTATTAGACAAATCAAAGTTTCCTTTAGATGCAATATTTCCTAAACTATCAACAATAAATTTATCTGTATTAATTCTAAGATTATTAGACAAATCAAAATCACCCGTTGAAATAAAATTTCCAGTTACTCCATCAACTATAAATTTATCAAATAAATTTAAATTTCCTTTTGAATTAATATTACCTAAATTATCAACAATAAATTTATCTGTATTAATTCTAAAATTATTTGACAAGTCAAAATTTCCTACTGAAATAATATTACCAGTTACACTATCAACACTAAATTTATTAGTATTAATATTTAAACTTCCTTTTGAATTAATATTACCTAAATTATCAACAATAAATTTATCTGTATTAATTCTAAAATTATTTGACAAATCAAAATTACCCGCTACTATAACATTCCCTGTTACACTATCAACAACAAATTTATTAGTATTAATTCTAAAATTATTAGATAAATCAAAACTTCCTTTTGAATAAATATTACCTAAATTATTAACAATAAATTTATCTGTATTAATTCTAAAATTATTTAACAAATCAAAATTACCCGCTGAAATAATATTACCAGTTGTACTATTAATGAAAAATTTATTTAATATCTCAAAATTACCTTTTATAGTAGTATTACCTAAACTATCTATAATAAATTTATCATTATTAATTTTAAAATTATTTGATATATCAATATTACCATTTTCTAAACTTATATTACCTGCTATATGAACATTTCCAGTCACACCATTAACAATAAATTTATTTGTATTAATATTAAAATTATTTGATAAATCAAAATTACCTGTCGAAATAATATTTCCAGTTGTACTATCAATAATAAATTTATTAGTATTAATTCTAAAATTTTGTGACAAATCAAAATTACCTGTCGAAATAATATCTCCAGTAACACTATTAATAAAAAATTTATTTAATATTTCAAAATTACCTTTTGTAGTAGTATTACCTAAACTATCTATAATAAATTTATCATTATTAATTTTAAAATTACTTGATATATCAATATTACCATTTTCTAAAGTAATATTACCTGCTATATGTACATTACCAGTAGTACTATCAACAATAAATTTATTTGTATTAATATTAAAATTTTTAAATAAATCAAAATATCCTTTTGAAGTAATATTACCAGTATTATCAACAATAAATTTATCTGTATTTATTCTAAGATTATTAGATAAATCAAAATTACCCGCTGAAATAATATTTCCTGTATTATCAACAATAAACTTATCAGTATTAATTCTAAGATTATTAGATAAATCAAAATTACCACACGAAATAAAATCACCAGTTACACTATCAACTGTAAATTTATTAGTATTAATTCTAAAATTATCTAATAAATCAAAATATCCGTTTGAAGTTATATTACCACTATTATCAACAATAAATTTGTCAGTATTAATTCTAAGATTATTTGACAAATCAATATTACCTGCTAATTTAATATTACCAGTCATACTATCAACAACAAATTTATTGATATTTATTCTAAGATTGTTTGATAAATCAAAACTTCCTTTAGAATAAATATTACCTATATTATCAACAATAAATTTATCGGTATTGATTTTAAGATTATTAGATAAATCAAAATTACCTGCCGAAATAATATTTCCTGAACTATCAACTACAAATTTATCTGTATTAATTCTAAGATTATTAGATAAATCAAAATTACCTGCCGAAATTATATTTCCACTATTATCAACAATAAATTTATCTGTATTAATTCTAAGATTATTAGATAAATCAAAACTTCCAGATGAAATAAAATTTCCAGTCACACTGTCTACCACAAATTTATTTGTATTAACTCTAAAGTTATTTAATAAATCAAAATTTCCTTTTGAATTAATATTACCACTATTATCAACAATAAATTTATCTGTATTAATTCTAAGATTATTAGATAAATCAAAATTACCAACCGAAGTAATATTACCAGTTACACTATCAACAATAAATTTATTATTATTGACTCTAAGATTATTTAATAAATCAAAACTACCAACCGAAATAATATTTCCAGTTACACTATCAACAATAAATTTATTAGTATTTATTCTAAAATTTTTAGATAAATCAAAATTACCTGCAGAGATAATATTTCCAGTATTATCTACAATAAATTTATCAGTATTGATTCTCAGATTATTAGATAAATCAAAATTACCCGCCGAAATTATATTTCCAGTTACACTATCAACAATAAATTTATTAGTATTAATTCTAAGATTTTTAGATAAATCAAAATTACCTGCTGAAATTATATTTCCTGAACTATCAACAATAAATTTATCTGTATTTATTCTAAGATTATTAGATAAATCAAAATTACCTGCTGAAATTATATTTCCAGTTACACTATCAACAATAAATTTATTAGTATTAATAGTAAAGTTTTTAGATAGATCAAAATTACCAGCCGAAATTATATTTCCACAATTATCAACAATAAATTTATTAGTATTTATTCTAAGATTATTAGATAAATCAAAATTACCAGCCGAAGTAATATTACCTAAATTGTCAACAATAAATTTATCAGTATTAATAGTAAAATTTTTAGATAAATCAAAATTACCAGCCGAAGTAATATTACCTAAATTGTCAACAATAAATTTATCAGTATTAATATTTAAGTTACCTAAAACATTAAGATAACCAGCTGAAATAATATTACCTAAATTGTCAACAATAAATTTATCAGTATTAATTTTAAGATTATTAGATAAATCAAAACTTCCTGCTGAAATTATATTTCCTAAATTATCAACAATAAATTTATTAGTATTGATTCTCAGATTATTAGATAAATCAAAATTACCCGCCGAAATTATATTCCCAGTATTATCAACAATAAATTTATTAGTATTAATTCTAAGATTATTAGATAAATCAAAATTACCTGCAGAAATTATATTTCCTGAACTATCAACAATAAATTTATTAGTATTAATAGTAAAATTATTAGATAAATCAAAATTACCAGCCGAAATTATATTACCACTATTATCAACAATAAATTTATCTGTATTAATTCTAATATTATTAGATAAATCAAAACTACCCGCCGAAATAAAACTTCCAGTTACACTATCAACAATAAATTTATTAGTATTGATTCTAAAATGTTTTGATAAATCAAAATATCCTTTCGAAATAATATTACCTAAACTATCGACAATAAATTTATCAGTATTAATTCTAAGATTACTAGATAAATCAAAATTTCCTGCTGAAATAATATTACCTGTTACACTATCAACAATAAATTTATTAGTATTTATAGTAAGGTTTTTTGATAGATCAAAATTACCAGTTGATTTAATATTTCCTAAATTATCAACAATAAATTTATCAGTATTAATTCTAAGATTATTAGATAAATCAAAACTACCTGCTGAAGTAAAATTACCAGTTACGCTATCAACAATAAATTTATTTGTATTAATAGTAAAATTTTTTGACAAATCAAAATTACCGGTTGAAGTAATATTACCTAAATTATCAATTATTAATTGATTAGATAAATTTAAATTACCTACTGAAGTAATATTTCCGGTTATACTATCAACAATAAATTTATCAGTGTTAATTCTAAAATTATTAGATAAATCAAAAGTACCAGCTGAAGTAACATTTCCAGTTACACTATCAACAATAAATTTATTAGTATTAATAGTAAAATTCCCGAGTGTTTTAATATTACCAATACTATCGACAATAAATTTATCAGTATTTATTCTAAGATTATTAGATAAATCTAATGTTTGTTTAAAATAAACATTATCATTAATATATAATTTACCATTTACAGTTAAATCAGAATTTTGTGTAACAGCTCCATCTATTATTAAACTTCCTCCAATAGTAAAATTTTTAGATATATCAATACTACCTTTACTAGTAATATTACCACTATTATCAATATTTAAAGCATTATTAATATTTAAATTACCTTGATTATTAATATTTAATTTATTATTAATATTTAAATTTCCACTTGGATCAATAATAAAATAATCATTAATGTTTAAATTTTTCTTTAAATAAATTGTACCTTTAATTGTAGTATCGCCATTTAAATAATTTACAATAAAATTATCATTAATATTTAAATTCCCTAATATGTTTGTATTACCATTTTTGTATAAAAATATCTTATTATTAACATTAAGATCGTCATTTGAAAAAAATTTACCATTAATATCTAATTGATAATTTGGTACTGCTTTATTAATACCTACAAAATTATTAACTGTATCTATTACTAATGCACGAGCAGAACTTGAACCAACATATAAATTTTCACTTATACCAACATCACCTCCTACTTCTAAAGCATGATTTATAATATATGTTTTTATTCCAATATTACCTTGATCGTAAAACATATCATTATTATTTAAATTTTGCCACTGACTCGATACAATTATATTATTATTATTATACATACTTCCAGAAAAATTTATATTACCAACAATATCTAATTCAAATATAGGGTTAGGATTATTAATACCTACCATATTTAAAGATGTATCCACATATAATGTACAAGGACCTATAGTAGTAGATTTTGTAATATTGACATCTCCATTTACATCTAATTTAGCTTTAGGAGGTAACGTAATACCAATACCAACACTATTATCGTATATAATACTATTATTTAAAGATGTCCATTGTGTTTTGTGATATTCAATACCATTATTAAATATTTTACCACTAAAATTTAGATTTCCAAAAATATCTAAATCATAATTTGGATTAGTTTTACTAATACCTATTTTATTTGTTAAAGAATTTAAAAATAATGTACCATTATTAATGTTTACATTATTATTAGAATCTACAATTATAGTACCATTCGCAATATTATTAGGTATTCTTGCGGAAGAAAATTTTCCTGATTTTATAATAGATGTATCTAGATCGGGAAATAATTTTAATTCTAAAATTCCGGAAGTAATTTTATTTGCATTTAATTCTGGTATTCGAGAAGGAAGAAATATACCAGAATTAATTTTAGAAGTATCTAAATTTGGAATTTGTGAAGATAAAAATATTCCTGATGTAATTTTAGAAGTATCTAAATTTGGAATTTGGGATGATAAAAATATACCAGATGTAATTTTACTAGTATCTAAATCTGGAATTCGTGAAGATAAAAATATACCAGAAGTAATTTTAGAAGTATCTAAATTTGGAATTCTATTTTGATTTATAAAACCTGTTAATATTTTAGAACCATCTAATGGTGGTATAACTTCAGAATTTAAAACACCGGATGTTATTATCTCGGCATTTAAATTAGGAATTTTAGATATATCTAAAACTGGTATTATATTATTATTTAATAATCCAGTTGTAATTTTATTAGCATTTAATTCTGGGATTATATTATTATTTAATATTCCAGACGTAATTTTATTAGCATCTATGTCTATTATTTTATTATTTGATATGCTAGGGATACGATTAATATCTAATATGCCAGATGTAATTTTATCAGCATTTAAATCTGGTATGTGAATAACATTTATAGTCCCTGTTTGTATAATAGATGCATCAAGATTTGGGATATTTTGATTAGACAATACGCCAGAAATTTTATTAAATGGTATTGTAGGAATATGAGTAATATCAATAACACCTGTATTTATTATTGAACTATCTAAAAAAGGCACAACTTCCGGTTTTATTTTACCATAAACATATTGACCATCTAAATTAGGTATAATAGATGATATATTTATAATACCATCGCTATTTATTACTGTTTTATCATTTATTTTTAATCCACCAGACATTTTAATAGAACCATTTATTTCTAATTTTTCAGTTGGTAAAGTTGTTCCTATACCAACATTTCCCCCATCTAATATTTTAAAAACTGTTAAATTATCATCTTTAATTTCAACAATATCATTAAATCCTATTTGATTTACTAATATAGCAGGACCTGTACCTTCGTTTGTTACCATTATTTGATCGGTAAAACGTGCTTCTGTATTAATTGTCGTTGTTGTACCTTTAACAATTAAATCTCCTTCTATTTTAGTATTACCATAAACATGAAGTTTTTCTTTTGGTTCAATTGTACCAATACCAATATTATTTGATATATCAATAACAATACCTTCGTCTTCATTTGTTAAATTTTTAAACCCTAAATTATTTTTACCTTTTATATATGTTGTATTTTCATCATCGTTTCTAGTAATAGCTATTTTATTAACTGAAAATATAACATCCATAAGGCTAGTAAGTAATTTTTTTGGAAAACTCATAGTTTATATTATAATATTATAAATAATATCTAAAAAAATTACAAATAATTATTTATAATTAATATTATAAATACAAATAATTATTTATAATTAATATTATAAATAATTATATTAATCAAATATTTCAAAACGACAAGTTATAAGATTAGTTTTTAAAATAGTATATTTAATACATGATATATAGTTGTTTATTAATATAGGTTTCGTGTTTATAATAAATTTTAATTTTGAATCAAAAGTTATTGAACAATTATTATTATTTTTTTTTAATATATAAATTTCTCCAATTTGTCCAATTGAATTAATATCAATATCATTTATTAATATATTTGAATTATTACTTATATCAATTATAAAATTAGAATTATCATTTAAATTTATTTTAATATCATCATATTTTTGTTTTATAGTATTAAAATTAATTCTTAAACTTCCATCTATTATTGTAGTTTTTAAATTACTTTTTGATTCTCCTGTTTGAGTTATATTACCTTCTACGTGCAAAGGTGATATTGGTTCTTTAGTACCTATTCCTATGTAACTTCCAATGTGATATATATTATTTTTAATATTTTGTTTCCAAAAACTAAATTTATGATATAAATATAAAAATTTAAGTAATTTAATATTATCAAAATTATTTTTATTAAATAAATCAAATTTATCTTTTAATTCCTTAATAGATTGAATTATTAGACCTACTATATTTCCATAAGCTACTGTTTTAATACCTTTTTCTTCTTTAACAGCTTCAGGAATTACAGCTTCTACTTCTTGTGCTATTAAACCTAGATGTCTTCGTGCTGTATTTGGGTTTTCTTTAATATCTTTAATCATATTGTATGTTACGCCTCTAAGAGCAATTACTTTATCAAGAGCATTTTCTATAGTGTCAATATTTGTTTTAATTCTAGCATCTGAATAGGAAAATAAATTACCTTGAATTATTACATTACCTTCTAAATCAAACTCTTGTTTAATCATTCCGTCTCCATGAGTAAATATAATATTCCCTGATCCTTTTTTACAATTTATTCTTGTTCTCCCCAAGCTAGTTTGTAATAATGCATAATCAGTATTATTTCTATTATTTCTATGTGCAAAAACACCATTATATTCATTATCATCATAAATAATTGCACATTGTGTAGCAATACTACCACTAACATCTAATTCATAAATTGGTGAACTAATATTTATACCAACTTTTGAATTTGAAACATCAACAAAAAATTTATCACCATCTACAACTAAGTTTTTACTCAAATCTAATTGTCCGGCTATTCCGGTATCACCAGTCAAATAATCAACAATAAATTTATCAACATTAACAACTAAGTTTTTACTTAAATCTAATTGCCCGGCTATACCAGTATCGCCCGTCAAATAATCAACAACAAACTTATCAACATTAACAACTAAGTTTTTACTTAAATCTAATTGCCCGGCTATTCCAGTATCGCCCGTCAAATAATCAACAACAAACTTATCAACATTAACAACTAAGTTTTTACTCAAATCTAATTGTCCGGCTATCCCGGTATCACCTGTCAAATGATCAACAACAAACTTGTCAACATTAACAACTAAATTTTTACTCAAATCTAATTGCCCGGCTATCCCGGTATCACCTGTCAAATGATCAACAACAAATTTATCAACATTAACAACTAAGTTTTTACTCAAATCTAACTGTCCATGTATATTTACATTACCCGATGTATCAAAGAATATTTGATCATTAATATTTACATCGCCTTGTAAATTAGTATTACCTTCTACATATAAATTACCTATAATACTTAAATCAGATTTTTGTATAACTGCACCTACAATTGTTAAACTCCCTCCAATATAACAATTGCTAGAAATATCAGTATTACCGTTCGAATCAACTTTGAATGCATTATTATTAATTATTAAATTTTGTGATATATCTATAGTTCCCGCAACATGAACATTACCTGTATCATGATAAACAACAAACTTATCTGTATTAACAACAAAATTTTTACTTAAATCTAATTGTCCGGCTATTTCTGTATCACCGGTCAAATAATCAACAACAAACTTATCAACATTAACAACTAAGTTTTTACTCAAATCTAATTGCCCGGCTATTCCGGTATCACCGGTCAAATAATCAACAACAAACTTATCAACATTAACAACTAAGTTTTTACTCAAATCTAGTTGCCCGGCTATTCTGGTATCACCTGTCAAATAATCAACAACAAATTTATCAACATTAACAACTAAATTTTTACTCAAATCTAGTTGTCCGGCTATTCCGGTATCACCTGTCAAATAATCAACAACAAACTTATCAATATTAACAACTAAGTTTTTACTCAAATCTAATTGTCCGGCTATTCCGGTATCACCTGTCAAATAATCAACTATAAACTTATCAACATTAACAACTAAGTTTTTACTTAAATCTAGTTGCCCGGCTATTCCAGTATCACCTGTCAAATAATCAACAACAAACTTATCAACATTAACAACTAAATTTTTACTTAAATCTAACTGTCCAGCTATTCCAGTATCGCCAGTCAAATAATCAACAATAAACTTATCAACATTAACAACTAAATTTTTACTTAAATCTAACTGTCCAGCTATTCCAGTATCGCCAGTCAAATAATCAACAATAAACTTATCAACATTAACAACAAAGTTTTTACTTAAATCTAACTGACCGGCTATACCAGTATCACCTGTCAAATGATCAACAACAAACTTGTCGACATTAACAACAAAGTTTTTACTTAAATCTAATTGACCAGCTATTCCGGTATCACCTGTCAAATAATCAACTATAAACTTGTCGACATTAACAACAAAATTTTTACTTAAATCTAACTGACCTGCTATCCCAGTATCGCCAGTCAAATAATCAACTATAAACTTGTCGACATTAACAACTAAATTTTTACTTAAATCTAACTGTCCGGCTATACCAGTATCACCAGTTAAATGATCTACTATAAACTTATCAACATTAACAACTAAATTTTTACTTAAATCTAACTGACCTGCTATACCAGTGTCACCTGTAGAATTTTCAACTACAAATTTGTCGACATTAACAACTAAATTTTTACTTAAATCCAACTGTCCAGCTATTCCTGTATTACCAGTTGTTGAATTAACAACCATTTTTTTGTTACCAATAGTAAAATTTCCTGATAAATCTAAATAACCATTTATAACAGTATTGCCAGATGAAGAATAAACAATCATTTTTCTATCACCGACAACTAAATTACCAGATAGATCTAAATTCCCATTAATTTTAGTATTACCTGTTCTAGCAAACACAATATATTTGCCATTATTAATATTTAAATTACCAGTTAAATCAATATTACCTCCTACAATTAAATTACCTGTTAGAGCATCTAAAAGAATATTATTATTAACATTTATATTACCTGATGTATCAATAGCACCAATACTATTAATTTTAAATTGATCACCTCCAACGGAAAAGTTATTTACATTAATACCATCGTGAAAATAACCTGTTTTTGCTTCGACACTTTTTACTTGTAAATCTCCTAAAAAATCATATGTTATTTCATTATTAATAGGATTAAATATACCTCCTACATTATCCATAAATTGTTCTCTAGATAAATAGACTTTATCATTTGTTATTGTTGCAATATCTCTATTTGTAGATTCATATAAACGAAATTTTTTATCTTTAGCATTAAAACCGATAAAGCCTACTTGGGCGCTATTTCCTGCAGTGTTATTAAAATATTGGAATATTAAACCAACATCACCATTAGCAATTCTTTTACTAAAATACACCAATGGATCATTTATTTCTAATTTATTTGTTAAAATACTTGTAGTCGAATTTTGTTGATTAGAATCTAATGTAATATTACCAACTAATTTTATATTTGGTGCTAAAATATCTAATTCTGTTTGAGTATCTACAACAGTGATAGAATTTCGAATAAGAATAATATCTCCAGTGTTAAGCTCGTTTTGAAAAATACCTTTAAAAGCTTGTATTATATCTCCTTGTGTTACACCAGAACTTATATTACTAATTTCAGTTCTATCACTGCCTATGAATGATGTACTATTTATAATATTATTTGTTTCATCTATTATTATCCGGCGTGACATTCTATTAAAACATTTTATGATAAAAAATTATTAAAAATAAACATACTAAATTAAATTAAATTAATTATTAATATTTTTTTTCTACTAAATATTATTAATTATGAATAAATTTCAATTTAAATCGAGTAATAATAATCCTTTACAAATACCTATAAATGAAAATTATAAAGAAAAAATATTTAGTTTAGCTTCTTCACATGAACTATCTGAATTAGAAGATTTTATAACTACTAATAGTATTTCATTAAAACTTAAGAATGATAAAAATGAAACTATAACTCATGTTTTATTAAAAGGTGAAAGTACAATACTTGAAGATGAATTATTAAGATGTATGAAATTTTTGGTAGAAAGAGGTGCTCCAATAAGCAGCATTGATAGCTACTACTTAACACCTTTATTTATTTGCATAGAAAAGAAATACTCAAAAATATTTAAATATTTATTAGAGAAAGGTGCTAGTTTAGATATAAATACATACGATAATTTGAATATATTACATACAATTGCTAAACCTGAACATACAATATTTGATACAAAAAACGGTGGTATTCAAGATCTTATTCCAGAAAAGTTACCAAAAATAAAAATAGAAGGTTATAAGGAAGTTTATGAAAAAATAAATAAAGTTATCGCTATAGAGGATGCAGTGGCAGTGGCAGCGGCAGTGGCAGGACCAAGACCAAGACCAAGACCTGAACTTAGTCCAGCATTAATAAAAATAAATGAAGGCTTAGAAAAATTTAAAACGATAGCTAACCAGTTTTATTATGACAATGAAAGAGAAGATTTTAATAATATATTGTTAATAGAAGATTTTAAAAATACTGATGATATAGAACAAAAAAATGATTTATTTGGAAAATTAAAAGATCAATTGAAATATTTTTATGATGATACTGAAAATATTGACGAATATGAATTAAAAAACGAATTAGATCAACAAATACAAAATAATATTACCAATTTAAATAACGAGATTACACAAACAAAAATGCACCAATTAAATAATAATTTACTAAGTGCTATTAAAAATTTAGCTAGATCTTTAGAATTAAGCATCCACTACTTTTTTTTAAAAGATCCTGAAAATACATATATTGCTACTGACGTAGTAATAGCAATAGCTGAGAGTGCAAGAGAGCGGGCAGGAGCAGGAGCAGAAATAGCAGCTATTAATAATGCATTAACAAATACAACTGTAATGAGAGCAGCAATACAAGCGGTTAAAACTGCAACAATAGTAGCAAAAAAAGATAGAGATATTGGTACAAATATTGTTACTATAATTCAAAGAAGAGTAGTAAGAGTAGCAGCAGCAGCAAATCAAGGAGCAGGAGTAGGAGCAATGATAAATCCTATTCAGATAGCATCAAATGATATTGATCTAATAATATCAAATCGGCTTAAAGCTAATAATATACAAAATCAAGTACAAGCAGCTATTGTCCAACCACCATTAGTACGAATATTCCAACCTGTATTAACTAATGGCATAGTTAATGCATATATAGACAATGCTAATACATATGCAAGAAATGTAGTAAAAGAAGTTGCTCTAGTAAAAAGAGATATAAATAATGCATTTGTTATTGCTAATAATGCACTTGTTGCTGTATTACCACAAGTAAATCAAGTAAATCAAGTACAAGTAATAGTAATATTACAAACTGTTATACGAGCTGCTGTGTATGCAGCTGTTTATACGCAAAATAAAACAAATTTTCAACCTGCAGGAGGAGGACCAGTACTACCACAAGTAGCAAATCTACCTGCTATTTATACAGCTGTTATAGCAAGTGTACTAGCAGGTGTTCAACAAACTGTAAATATAAATCAAGAAGAAATACAAAGAGTATTATCAGATCCAGTAGTAGCGATTGAAGCAATAGTATTAGCAGCTAGAGAAGCTAGTAGAGCAATTAATAATCTAGATGTTGCTCTAGGTCAAGGAGTCGTAACACCTGAAATAATGGTAGAAGCTATAAGAGAAGCACTTGAAAATATAGAAGCAAGCAAAGATAATATTGACATAATTATAGCAATAGCTAAGAAAGCAAGAGAGCGGGCAGTTGCAGCTCAAGAAATAACAGCTATTAATACTGCATTAACAAATACATACGTAGTAAGAGCAGCTATACAAGCGGTTAACGCTGCAACAATAGTAGCAAAAAGAGAAAGAGATATTGGTACAGATATTGTTACTATAATTCAAAGAAAAGTAGTAACAGCTGCTGCTACTGCTGCTCAAGGAGCAGCAGCAATTGTGGTGTCACAATCAATTAATACAGTATCAAATGATATTGTTATATTAATATTAAATCCACGAGATCAAGCAGCTATTGATAAAGCTAATAATATAGAAAATGAAGTACAAGTAGCTATTGTCCAACCACCATTAGTAGGAATATTCCTACCTATATTAACTAGTGTTGGAGTTAGTGCATGTATAAACACTGCTATTAGACATGCAATAAATGTAGTAAAAAATGTTGCTCTAGTAAAAAGAGATATAAATAATGCAATAAGAACAGCACTGGGTTTAGTACAACCAGTAGATCAAGTACAAGTAATAGCAATATTACAATCGGCTATACGAGCTGCTGTGTATGCAGCTGTTTATACGCAAAATAGAACAAATTTTCAACCTGCAGGAAGAAGACCAGTACTACCACAAGTAGCAAATCTACCTGCTATTTATACAGCTGTTATAGCAAGTGTACTAGCAGGTGTTCAACAAACTGTAAATATAAATCAAGAAGAAATACAAAGAGTATTATCAGATCCAGTAGTAGCAATTGAAGCAGTAGTAAGTGCAGCAGGTGTAGTTTCTAGAGTCATTAATAATATACCAAATATACTAAATATAGAAGTAAAAACTATAATAGCAGCTTTAAAAGAAGCATTAAGACAACCACAAATTATACCCCAAAATTTTAAAAATAATGATTATAATGAATTAATAAAATCATATAAATTAATAAATATACCTCAAAAATATATTAATTATAATATACCATATAATTATATAAATATTAATATTAAAGAATCAGTTGATCTAATTAATTATAAATTACCAGAAGGCGATAGAAGTTACTGTATTGATTATTTTAATTTACTGTATACGTTTAACGAATATGTAAAAGATAATTATAATCCAATAATTATAAATAATGATATATTTACATTATATCAATGTATCCAACAAATTTATAAATATAATTATATTATTTACATATTTGAAAAAGAAAAAGAAAAAATATTGAGATTAAAAGATAGTTATATTACTAATATTAATAATAATATTAATTTAAAAAAAACAATTAATGAATTATTTGACAATAATTATGATGAATTCGTAAATAATATTAATTTAATAAGAGAACAATTAGAAAAGATAAAAAAGTTAGCAAATGATTATATTGATAATTATAATAAATTAAATGGTTATGAAAAATATAAAAATCCAGATGGAAATAATATAAAAATAGGTATATATCCAAAAATAGAATTTCCAACTGAAATTAAACATACATTAGGTGACGAAAATGCTATAATTGCAAAATGTAATAAGAATTATATCACATATAATGAGAATAAAAATGATTTTTTCCATAATTTTGTATTATATTTTCAAGATATTGGTGTTTATAATAATCTACTTCCACCACCACCTGAAATTGATACTTTATTAAATAGTATTCCACAACCAATTGATTATAATATTGATATAACAAATTATGAAACAAATATTATTGACAAAGCCTATAAATTATATTTTTACGATTCTAGATATTTAAAATTAGAAAAACAAAAAATAATAACAGAATTATTATCTGATCCAGAAATATCAGTAATTAATATACCAAAATATGAATATTATAAAGGTGAAATTGCAAATAATTTTAATAATATAATAAAAAATATGATTTTAAATGAAATATTAGAAGAAAAATTTAATAGTTTTTTAGTAATGGAAATTAATAAATTTTTTATCTTAAATATATCAACATTAACACCTAATTTAGAATACAAACATGAAATAATACAACCAAATTCTATTAATATTTTATCAAAATTAACTGATTTTAATTTTCGAAATATTTTAATTCCTAATTATGAATTTAAAAATAATAAATTCTTATCTATAACTAAAAATAGATTTTTAAAATGCATATTATACTTTGATACAAATTACTTTAAACAAACTAATTTAAAAGAATTAAAATATTATAAAGATAATAAATTTATTGAACAAATACAAGCATCAAAATTAAAAACACTATTAGACAATTATGATATCAAAGGTTGGACGCCTATTTATTATGCTATTGATGGTAATAATTATAAAGTAATAAATAAAATGTTATCTATAAGAAAAGAAATATTAACACATCATGATCATAAAAAAATATCACCTATTAAATTATGTATTAATAAACAATTACAACATTTAAATTATTTATTAGATGAAGACAATAATATACATTTTTTAAATAATTATATAGATATGTTAAGAAATGAATTAAAAATCAATAATGTATTAATACCTTTAAATATAAATGCTGTGTTTATCATTACATTATTTATACAAAATAATATATTCAATAAAGATCAAGTTTTACCAGCTGATATAAATAATTTAGAGAATAATAATTCTAAAAAAAAACAAATAAATAGAGAATATAATAATATAAGAAAAACTCGACATGATAAATTTAATAATAGTGATGATAAAATAAATAATGAATTAGATAAAATTAAGAGAGAATATACTAAAAAAGATAATCTAGATTATAACTATGCGGATGCGGATGAAAATAACGAAATATTAAAGAAATATTATAAAAAAGCAAAAGATTTAGAAAACAAAGATTTTGGATTATACGGAACATATTGGAATAAAACAAAAAAATATGATGATTTAATACATATAAAAAATTCAAAAAACTTTAAAACAAAATTAGAAGAATTAATAAATTTAGAAACAAACAATACATTTCAGAAATCAAATATACAAACACAAATAGATAATTTAACTTCAATAAAGAATAAATTAGAACATTATTTAAGTTTCATAAATATTAGATTTAATGCTAATAAAAATAATGCTTATGACGTATTTTTAAATAAAATTTATGTTCATGTATTAGCTAATATTATTGGAGTAGATTTTTATCTTAGAATGGAAGAATTAATAATACATAATTATATTAGTTTAAATATTGTTATTAATGATACAGTAAAAGAACAATTGAGAATATTAAATAAATTATTAATAAATAATAAATTAGACGATATTAATATTAATTATTTGTATATAACAGCAGAAAAAAATCCAGAATTAGTTTTAAAGGATAAAATAAAAGAAATTTTAAAAAGTATTTTTGTAGCTGATGACATCGAAATAATAAATATATTTGAAACCAAAGTATATCCTAACTATAAAGAATTATATAGAATAACATATAAATATTTACAGATGTTTATTTCTAATTATCATAAATTTATTTATAATCAATATCATGGATTGGAAATATTATTATTATTATTAGATAAATTAGAATAAATTTCTTCATAAATTTCTAATGTATATGAATGTTCCATTGAACCAAAATTAAATAACTCTCCTGTAGGATCATAAAAAACAAATTCTAAATCAGATAAAGTATTTATTGGTTCTTTAAAATATTCTCCTAATTGTATAAATTGATTATACATTATAGTCCCGGGATCACCAGCTAATAATAGTTTTGCAAATACACCGTCTATATTACCAGTAGTGTATGAAGATTCTTTAAATATAGGGGAACACATTAAAATATAATTATCACCACTTAAATTAATAGTATTAGTAATATTCCTATCTAATATATCATTTTCATATGGCGTGTCATTAGTTATTATAGTAGTATAATTGGTTATTGAAGTTGGTTTCCCAATATCTTTAAAACCTAGTATATTGCCTAATGTATATGGTCTGTCAAATAATAAACGAAATTTTAAAGGATAAGTAATTAAAACAACTGTTCCTCCATTTGTGATATCATTTTGTACAGTACTAGCAGTATATCTTGGTAATTTTACTTCATAAGTGTTTCTATCTAATATTCTTTCAATATTAAATGTTGAGTTTAATATTGAATCTGGAACATTATTAGTCGATGTAGCGTTTGATATTGTTATTTCATCATTTATATTTAAATTATGATTAGGATGATAAATTCTTAATCGATTAAAACCATCGTCAAAAGTATGGTTAGATAAAGTTAATGGTTTACTAATTGTTAATCTTTGAAGAAATTTTATAGTAAATAAATCATTTTGAGAGTTAATATCTATTACTGGTAAATTATATGTATAATACAACATTTCATTATTATTAATATTTAAATTATATATATTTGTAATAGGTCTAATAACTTTACTAATTTGTTTTGTTAGTTCAGTAATTAAAGTGTTTAATGTATAATTACCAGGTGTAATTTCAATACTATATAAATCTTCACCATCTTCTAAAATTTGCCAAAACAACATATTATTTTTTTTATTAAATGGATAATTTTTAATAACTCTTTCTGTATTTGGGAATTCTGTACTTATTAATCTAATTCTATTAACATTGTAAAAAGTTTTTTTCAAATTTATTTTATAATAATTATTATCTGGATACCCTTCAATAAAATCTAAAACTTGAGAAACCCAAATATTACTACCACCTAATACATCTGTTAATATTGCTTTGTCTGTAACTTGTATTTCATAATAATCAGAATTTACAATATTATAAATAATATGATATCCATTTATTTGTAAAGCTGTTCTTGGATAATTTGCATTAATTTGATTAATTTGTATTCCTGCTAATTGTATAAAATTAATATATATAGATGACAAAGAGTATTCGTAATCTTGCGAAACTTTTGTTGAAATTTTAATATAATAATAATCATTACTTGGGTTTTCTGTTTTATTTCTAATAAAATATATATTATGTTGAGTATTTAATTCATTAACAGGTATATTTAATAATGTTCTTTTATCATTTAAATTACCTATTATGTTTGATAATTTTATAGTAATTGAATTATTATTAAGATTATTATTAAGATTATGATTTTTATGATTAATTCTAATATATTCATTATCTTTGGTAAATGTCAAACCATTAATTATACTAATAACATCAGGTTGTACTCCTTGTAAAATAATTTTATCTTCTTTTTGAAAATTATGATTAGAATGATATATTTTAATTATATTACTATTATTTGTAAAATATAATGGATTATTTGTTAAATATGTTATTTTATTACTTATTATGTTTTTAGATTCAATATTTCTATATCTACTATCAATATTTATTCTGGTAATATTTTTATTAAAATTTAAATTAAAATTTAAATTATTTTTATTTATATTTTGTACTTGATTCGAATTTATTTTATTTTTATTTTTACTCATATAATATTTTGTATTTAAATTATTATTATCTTCTTGTAATTCTTGAAAATCCATTATAATATTAATATAAAAAAATATATTTAAATAATTTTTTTTTTATTATATATTATATAATATATATAATGTCTGATCTTCAATTTAAAAACACCAATATTATGGATAGCCCTTTAGATAGTGTAAATAATATTTTATCTCTCGAAGGTGGTGGAAAACGTTGTGATGGTTTAGAAGGTGGAAAACGTAAAAAAGCTTCCAAAAAATCTAGCAAATCTATGTTAGAAGGCGGAAAACGCAAAAAAGCTTCCAAAAAATCCAGCAAAAAATCTAGCAAACGTGCTAGCAAATCTATGTTAGAAGGCGGAAAACGCAAAAAAGCTTCCAAAAAATCCAGCAAAAAATCTAGCAAACGTGCTAGCAAATCTATGTTAGAAGGTGGAAAACGTAAAAAAGCTTCCAAAAAATCCAGCAAAAAAGCTTCCAAAAAATCCAGCAAAAAATCTAGCAAACGTGCTAGCAAATCTATGTTAGAAGGTGGAAAACGTAAAAAAGCTTCCAAAAAATCCAGCAAAAAAGCTTCCAAAAAATCCAGCAAAAAATCTAGCAAACGTGCAAGCAAATCTATGTTAGAAGGTGGAAAACGTAAAAAAGCTTCCAAAAAATCCAGCAAAAAAGCTTCCAAAAAATCCAGCAAAAAAGCTATGCATGGAGGTGCTGTTGCTATGGAACTTGAAGGTGGAAAACGTAAAAAAGCTTCCAAAAAAGCCAGCAAAAAATCCAGCAAAAAATCCAGCAAAAAATCCAGCAAAAAAGCTATGCATGGAGGTGCCGTTGCTATGGAACTTGAAGGTGGAAAACGTAAAAAAGCTTCCAAAAAAGCCAGCAAAAAATCCAGCAAAAAATCAAGCAAAAAAGCTTCCAAGAAATCCAGCAAAAGAGCTAGCAAATCTATGTTAGAAGGTGGAAAACGTAAAAAAGCTTCCAAAAAAGCTTCCAAAAAATCCAGCAAAAAAGCCAGCAAATCTATGTTAGAAGGTGGAAAACGTAAAAAAGCTTCCAAAAAAGCTAGCAAAAAAGCCAGCAAAAAAGCCTACAAATAAATGAAATATATAGAATATTTTTTTTATTTTATAACTAAAAATAAAAAAAATTGAAATAATTTAAAATAATAATAATAAGTTTAAATATTAATAACTAAAATTATGCCTCCTAAATTAAAATCAGTAGAAGAGAAATATCAAAAATTAACTCAAATAGAACACATATTAAAAAGACCAGATACATATATTGGTGATACAACGCTTCAAAAAGAAAAACAATATATTTATGAAAATGATAAAATTATAAAAAAAGAAATAGTTTATCCACCTGGTTTGATGAAAATATTTGATGAAATTTTAGTTAATGCAAGGGATCATTATATAAATGATCCTACTTGTGATACTATTAAAATAACAATTGATATATCACAAAATGAAATTTCTGTAATGAATAATGGTAAAGGAATTGATGTAGAAATGCATCAAGAACATAATGTATATGTTCCAGAATTAATATTTGGACATTTGTTAACATCTACAAATTACGACGATACTGAGAAAAGAACAACAGGAGGAAGAAATGGTTATGGTGCTAAACTAACTAATATATTTTCTACATTTTTTAGTATTGAAACTGTAGATGGTAATAGAAAAAGAAAATATTATCAAGAATTTAAAAATAATATGGGAGACAAACACGAACCTGTTATAACTGAATTAAAAGCTCGCCCTACAACATTTACAAAAATTGTTTTTAGACCTGATCTTAATAAATTTAATCTTGAAAATCTTACACCAGATATTGTTTCATTGTTAACTAGACGAGTATATGATATTGCAGGAATGCATCCTAAAATCAAAGTATATTTTAATGATAAAAAAATAGAATCAAATAATTTTAAAAAATATATTAATTTGTATGATTTTGGAGAATTTCAAATTGAACGTTTAGATGTTAATTATGATGAAACAACAGAAAAAGATAATGATACAGATTCAGTATCGTCTAATAAAGAAAAGAAAGATGAATTTATATACGAGGAAATTAATGATAGATGGAAAGTAGCAGTAATGTATCATCCTACATATGGTCACGAAGCTATCTCGTTTGTGAATGGAATTTGTACATATAATGGCGGTAATCATGTCGATTATGTAGTTAATAATATTATTGATAAATTAAAAACAATAATTACAAAAAAACATAAAGATATTACTTTTAAACCACAAATGGTTAAAGATAATTTGATAATTTTTATCGATTCAGTTATTGAAAATCCATCATTCACAAGCCAAACAAAAGAAACACTAAAGACAAAAGTTTCAGAATTTGGTTCAAAATGTGAATTATCAGACAAATTTATTAAAAAATTTTCTGTAACTGGTATTTTTGATCAAATTTTAATGATGGCTAAAATTAAAGATCAAGCTATTCTTAAAAAAACAGATGGTAAGAAGACAACAAAAATATTAGGTTATCCAAAATTAGAAGAATGTAGTTTAGCAGGTACAAAACGTTCGAATGAATGTAAATTAATTTTAACAGAAGGAGATAGTGCTAAAAGTATGGTAATGTCTGCTCGTAATGTAATCGGATCAGAAAAATATGGTATTTTCCCATTACGTGGTAAATTGCTAAATGTTAGAGAAGCAAATCCTAAACAACTATTAGAAAATGAGGAAATAACTGCTATTAAGAAAATTTTAGGATTACAACATGGTAAAGATTATAAAGACACTAGTGATTTAAGATATGGAGGTATTATTTTACTAACAGATCAGGATTCTGATGCTTTTCATATTAGAGGATTGCTTATTAATGCGATCCATTATATGTGCCCTTCGTTAATCAATTTAAATACATTTATCACTTGTTTAAATACTCCAATTGTAAAAGCAATTAATTCTAAGACAAAAAATACTATTTCATTTTATAATTTAATAGAATATGAAGAATGGAAAAATGACAATAATATCAAAGATTATAATATTAAGTATTATAAAGGGTTAGGTTCGTCAAATAAATCAGAAGCATGTGAATATTTCGATAATATTGAAGACAAGCTAGTATATTATACTACTACAGAAGAAGATTATCCAACAGTTGTTAAAAAATTATATAATGATCCAGTATTAGAAGCTATAACTCTAGCTTTTCAGAAAAACAGAGCAGATTGTAGAAAGAAATGGTTATTGAATTATGATCAAAATAAGGTTATAATTAATAAAGATAAAAAGGTTTCAATTCCACATTTTATTCATAATGAATTGATCCAATTTTCAAACTATGATAATATTCGTTCTATTCCTAGTATTTGCGATGGATTTAAACCAGTTCAAAGAAAAATTTTATATGGATGTATTAAAAAAAAACTATTTAATCCCAAAGATGAATTAAAAGTTTCACAATTATCTGGTTATATTTCTAGTTTAACCAGCTATCACCACGGTGAAACGTCTATGATGATGTCAATTATTAATATGGCTCAGAATTTTATTGGATCGAATAATATTAATCTTTTGTTTCCTTCTGGTCAGTTTGGAAGCAGAGTAATGTTAGGTTCAGATCATGCTTCTCCGAGATATATTTTTACATATCTTAATAAAGTAACTAGATCTATTTTTAGAGAAGAAGATGATATTATATTAAAATATTTAAATGACGATGGAGTTTTTATTGAACCAGAACATTTTTATGCTATTATTCCGATGATATTATGCAACGGTTGCACAGGTATTGGTTCTGGATTTTCAACAGAAATTGCATGTTATAACCCTTTAGAGATTGTAGATAATCTTAAAAATATGATGAAAGGAGAATATGAGCCAAATGAACCGACTAAATTAAAACCATGGTATAATAAATTTAAAGGTAAAATAACTGATAATGAATTTTATGGAGTATATGAAGTTATAGATGATAACAAAGTAAAAGTTACTGAATTACCAGTAGGGATGTCTATTCAAAAATATAAAGAAATTCTAGAAAAGCTATTAGAAAAAGGTGATTTTGTAACAAACTATTTTAATAGCAGTTCGGATGAAGATATTGATTTTTTAATCACATTTAAAAATAATATTAAATCAGAAGATTTGTACAAGAAATTAAATTTAATTACTAAATACAGTGTTAACAATCAACATTTGTTTAATAATAAAGGCATGATTAAAAAATATACTATTGAAGAAATATTTAAAGAATTTTATCATTTCCGTATTCAAAAGTATCAAGAACGCAAGGATGAATTATTAAGACATTTAGAACATGAGTTAAAAGTATTAAAATATAAAATATTATTCATTCAAAATATTTTAGATAATATTATTATCATTCATCGCAAACGTAAAGACGAGATTATTAATAAATTAGTTGAACTTGAATTCCCAGAACTTGCTAATGATGTTGATGGATCACCTAGTTATGATTATTTAACTAATATGTCTCTCTTTTCACTTACTCAAGATAAAATTGAAGAACTTGATAATAAATATAAAAATAAACAAGATGAGATTGAAACTATAAAAAATACTACAGTATTCGAATTTTGGACTAAAGAATTAGATGAATTTGTAGTTGAATATAATAAAATGTTAAAAGTAATTGAAGAAAATAAACAAACTAATAAAAAAATCATAGTTGTTAATAAACCAGTAAAAACAACTAAAACAAAAGTAAAGAAATAGATATAAAATTTTTATTATTTTATTTTTTTAGCTAATGCTGTTTTAGCTGCTGACAATAAAGCAGCTTTTTTATTATTAGTAGATCCTAAAACAGCATTAGCTACTGATAAAGCAGCTTGTTTATTATTAGTAGATCCTAAAACAGCATTAGCTACTGATAAAGCAGCTTGTTTATTATTAGTAGATCCTAAAACAGCAGTAGCTGCTGATAAAACTGCTTTTTGATTATTACCAGTTGCTAAAGATGCTTTAGCTGGTATTAAAGCAGTTTTATTAGCAGTTGGTGCTAAAACAGTTTTACCAGCTGGTTTAGGACTATTATCAAACAAACTAGTAACACTACCAGCTAGATTTTCTGTAAAATTTGTGGCATTTTTTGTAATATTTTCTGCAATTTTTGCAGGTTGGTCTAAAATCCCATCAATTTGTTTTTTAATAGTGTTTTCTAATACTGGTTTTATTTTCTCAATTTCTGTTAATAATGTTTTAATAATAAATTCACTAATATTTTTAGATATACCTGCAGATATCCCACCTTCTAAATTTTTAATAATTTTATTATTTAATCTATCTTTAATTTTATTAGTTAAAATACTATCACCTCCTGATTGATTTTTTGATAATAAATAACAGACTAATAAACGCTCAGTATTATTTAATTTATTTTTACCACCTATTTGTGTATTCTTTTTAATTTTATAATTGTAATAATCATTTTCAAATCTTTGAATACTTCTTAATTCATCACTATTTAAACTAATATTATCTAATGAATCGCTATTTGACATAATATAATTATAATAAGAAATAAATTTATTATTATATTAAAAAAATTTCTAATAGATGATTAATTATTCTGTTTGAATTATTTATTCCACCTATTTATGTATTTTTTTTAAATTTTATAATTAATTTATTTAAATATTTTTTTATTTAGATTAATATTTTCTAATGATTTACTATTTGATATAATATGATTATATAAAGTTAAATAATTATATATTTTTTATTTTTTGAATAAATTAAAAAAATATAAAAAAAATAATTTAATAATATTAGATATAAGACTAAATATATTTATACTTTCACATTTTTTAGATTCTAATAATTCACTTGGACAAGCTAAACCATTATTTTTAGCTTGATTTATTATTGTATATGTTCTGATTTGTGTACCAATTTTTGCATTACAATCAGACCAATTAGACCAATTACCAGAACAATCAACATTACAAATATTTGTTTCTAATAATTCACTTGGACAAGCTAAACCATTATTTTTAGCTTGATTTATTATTGTATATGTTCTGATTTGTGTACCAATTTTTGCATTACAATCAGACCAATTAGACCAATTACCAGAACAATCAACATTACAATTATCAGATTCTAATAATTCACTTGGACAAGCTAAACCATTATTTTTATGTTCATATATTATTTTATATGTTCTAATTCTATTTCTTGTGCCTGTATTTGTACTACAAT